ACTGTTCACAGGGGGATTGTTGTGCATGTGCCACAAACTGCTTAATGTGTGTCCGTCCCACCAGTGATAATCATTGATGTCGTGTCCAAATGTTTCCCATGGTTGACATGCTGTGTCTACCACAGTGGCATGTGGAGGTATTTTATCTATGCTGGGGTCGCGAATATCGCTTATGATACACACGTCCACAGTGTACCAATGACGGTGATCATCAAAGTGTTCCACTGAGTCTTCTGTGCTGTTTGCATGTAACACACGTATATTGCGGGCGGTGCCTTCGGCACCTATACTGGTAGCACGGGTACTATCCCCTAACACCAACACTGTGCCCTGTGTGCTGAGTAAATGGCTTATGCTGTCCCACAGCCTTACACATTCTGCTGGGTGCATTATAAGTGCCCTCCGAAACTGTAGCCTATATCGTTCCAGGGCCAGTCTTCCCCATTAAGTTGATCTCTGTGTGTTATACCCTGCATCAGTGCATGACTCTGGTTGGCGAGGCGTTCGCTTCGCTCACCCATGGGTAACCCACACTTTAACAAATACTCTCTGTAACTGATACTATGTGGGTGATAGTCGGGTACCATATCGTTCTCATAACCACAATCGGGTCCGCCGTTGTATGTGTAGTATACTGGCCACTCTCCACCCATTTGTGTGTTAAGTAAGTCTGGCATCAGTTGATTGTTTAACAAATCCTCATAGTATGTGTTTATGTCTGCATTAACAGTGGTATCATGACAATCGCCTCCATGCCCATACCACTCTTGTTTGGGTACACCTACCCCTTGAAACTGTACACTATCGAACTGTTCACTGTCCAGCATAGCATCGCAACTGTGCATTATAGCACAATCTCTGATGGTCATTCCTCTGGGCACACAAAACTGTTCCACAAACTCCATGGGATAATCGCCCTGTGAATATATATTACCAGGTGTTTTCCACTCTGGTTCTAGGGTATGTTCGTTGGTGCCCATGTGACGATCTTCTCTGTAGTGTGTGGTATACATAACTGCCAGTAAGTCTTTACTAGTAGGCTTGTGCTTTATGAGTGCTTGACTTATCATTGCTTGTATAAACTGTTGTCCTGCACCACAGCGGCCATAATTGATGTGTTCCACATGAGGTATTTCACTTGCAATTAAGTCTGCCCACGTTGCCCAATAGTAACGTGTAAAACTGCATCCGAATGTGAATATCCTTTCGTATTTGGTTAAATCTAACTGTGATATGTTGTGTGGTGTGTATTTCATTAATAATTCATCCTGTGGGTAAACTGTGTTTTGAACCACAGTGTTTGCCAGTTGTGTTCGCATATGGGTTTGGCATATTCCACAAACTCTCTTTGTTTAGCATCGCTCCAACTGCACACATCCTCTACTATGTCCAGTATCTGCCACATGCGTTCTGCATCGTTTTGTGTGTGATCAAAGTGTTCGGGTATGAACTCTGGGAATGTTTTATAACCCAATGCATGTATAGCACTGTATATACCCGGCGTACTGACTATCAAAAACGGGTGCCGCATCATGACGGGCTTAAAGAACTTCTCAGACAAGAACACCATGTCCTCATAACTGTCATTGCCACAGAAGTAATTTGTTTCGTTTACCAGTGAGAACAAACTGTTTTCATAGTAGTACACAGTGTCTAATTCAAACTCTGCACGGTTGGTCACTAGGTCTTGTGTGTCCAAATACAAGTCTGGTAACTGTAATAACTGTTGCTCATGGGCTGTGAATGAGTTGTGAGCAGGTGGATATGCTTCTAAAAACCCTGCCAAGTGACTCATTTCTGATTGCCAACAACGTGGATCATCGCCTACACCCAAGCTCACAAAGCCTTTGTCTAACATTCCTCTGGCACTCATCAGTCCCACTAAACAGGGTCTATGTGGACGCCAACGTCTGTTGAAGTTCACAAATGCTTTCTCATATGGAGGTTTGTGATTGGTTATGGGCCATGGTTTACCTATCAAGTAACCCTCATCGCCCTCTTGTAGTGCATGTCCTATACCGTGACTGATATACTGTTCGTTGGCATTCCAGCCTAAAAAGTATTGTGCTCTGTTGTGATAACTGCCCTCAAAGCTCACTATCCATTCTGCTTTCATCACAGGCAAATCATACTGTTCTGCATATTCCTGCACATGTCGGGCCACATCGTAGCCACCTGATATCAGTATGGTCTTCTCTATGGGTATCTTTTGGCGTTGACACACGTACACATATATGTGTGCTACTGCGGAGGTAAAGCCCTCATGGCTATTGGCCATTATGAGATATGTGTTGCTGTTGTGATCACGTATGTCTGCTAGGGTATCTTCGGGTATGATTTCTGTGAGATCAAACTCCTCAAACACATCGCCACGTTTGAATTCTATGAGGTAACTGTCCTCATTAGTCCAGTCACGCATGTTGGATATGGCTGTTTCGCCCCAGTTGTGTAGATGCACACGATTATCATGATCGTAATCCACATAGTACACACTCTGTTTATTAATCAGTGCCAACTGCAATAATCTCCTCTGCTTTGGGTGTTATGCGTTTGGGGATAATGATATCTGTACCACAATGGCAGTGATGCTTGTTACAACTAACTGTGTGCGGTCCTACGCGGTCTATGTCTTTGAGTATGTGTCCTACCTTGCCTGATACACCGCAACTGGCCAGTGTGATATCGCCTATAGGGTTAATAAACACACAATCACCTACATCACAGTCCCATCCTTCAAAGAAGTTCTGTCTGCGTATGATAACATCGTTGCTGTTACAGGGTTCTTGTAGTCCGCTTTCCCAATTGATATAACTGACCACACCTGAATCTTTCCAGGGTTTGTCTTTGCTGTAGTATGTGTCTGTGCTGTGTTCTGAAATAAACTTTTCTTTTTCAGCATCATCATACTTCCACGGGCCTGCATTAACAGTCATTTCATCATACAGTGGTGTCCATTCAATAAAGTAATTGGGCATAACAGTTTTGAGATGTTCGCCAAACTCTACCACTTCCCAGAAACGCTCATCGTGTAGCAACATTTTGCTACTGAGATAATTCATTTTGTCGCACAAGAATATACTGGTTTCTTCGTATTGTTCTTTTTTGGCAAATTCCACATGGAAACTGGCTACCACATCATCGAATAACTCATAATGCTTCTCCCACCATTTAACGGGTCTGCTTAAATTGGTATTGATTGCTATGGTGCAATCCGGCAGTTTCCACTTCAAGTGTTCGCATATGGGCAAGAAGTGTTTCCATGCTGTGGGTTCTCCACCGCTAAAGAAAAACTTGAAATGCTTGTACCCTTCTGCTGTGTAGCGATCTATCAGTGTGTTGAGGTTCTCTATGTACAGTTCTAGGTTGGTTTCATTACGTGCATCACCAATCCAGTTGCCAGGGTTACAATAACTGCAACTGTAGTTACAGAAGTTGTTGACCTGCCATGTTACTGCTAGATACTTCTCCGGTGCGGATATTGCTACTATTCTTTCCTGTTCGCCCATTCTCTTACCTCTAATAATTCTGGCACTACTGTGACCAGTTCTTCGTCACGTACACGGTCCTTTTCATCTGTGATGTCAAAGAAGTCCAGCAATCTGCCTCGATCATCTCTGCCTTCCCACAGGGTTTGTATTAACACTTTCCAACCGTTCTTGATGTGTACGTCATCATCATTCTCGGAAAACTTGGCAATGTAATGTTTGAATTCTCTGATCAGTCTCACACGCATGTTCTCAGGCAGTATTTTAATACTGGCATTGTCTGGGTATGTGAGTACGTTTACTCTGGGTGGATTGTGTGTGCTGATAAAGCCGTTATCATACATCCAATCAAACATCTTGCTGTACACAAACACGTTCCATATACTGATAGTTGGGGTAATTCCCAATTTAATATGTGATGCATGTTCACGAATATCCAATAAATTCTGTTTGACTTTGGCCCACTTGAAGCCTTTTCTGATTATTTCACCTTGTTCTTCAATGGCATCTATACTGGCCCACATTTCAATATGAGGGAAATGTTTCCATAAATCGAATAAACTCTGATCCTTGTTGTTTTTATCCTTATATGTTACCACACTCATGTTGGTTGTGTAGTTTAGTTTAACATCCTTTGCCATGTCGTTGTCAATCCAGTACTTCAAACACTGATAATGTTCTTTGGTAACCAGTATCTCTCCCCCAGCAAAGTAGCACTCTTGTACGTCTCCCAAGTAATCTTGCAGTTGATCCATCAGCACACCATCGTCATTACAGTTAACCAGTGTCTCTGTTCTGTTGAATCTGCGTTCAAATTCGTCTAGACCTACCAGTTTGATCTCTTCCTCACCGTGTAAGTTTGAACATTCTGGTCCGCAACTGCGACATTTATAGTTACACAGGTTTGAAAAACGTATGTCCATGTACTTCATTTGGAACTCATCTATACTGCCATCTAGGTTAGTACACTCTATGAGGTCCTCACTTTCCATGCCACGCACTGCATTTTGACTTTGTCGCAGTGTCCATGTGCCGTCGTTCTCTAATTCATAACAGCGATTACATGCTTCTACAGGTTCATCTGCCAACATCTTTAATCGCATGTCCTTGTAGTCTTCTGAGTTCATCATTTCCAGTATGCTTTGATCACTTCTCACTTCGCTTACTGGCATGTCGCTGTCTGCAATACAACAAGGCATGACTTTCCTGTCGGGCCATGCATGGAAGTGTATCCACGGTAATATGCAGAAATGTTTGCTGTCTTTTACTAGTTGTTTTGCTGTCTTCATTGTTCTAAATCCTGTAGCGGTTTGAGTTCTGGAAATGCTGAGAAAAAGTCTTCGTTACGAATACTGTCTAGTCTGTTGGTGTTATGAAAGAATTGCTTCTTAACATCGCTCCAAGTGTGCTCTACATCTGCAAAATCGGCCGCACTATTAGTTATCCTATCCAAGCATGTTTGCCCAGTATATAGTGACTTAACACGATTCTTTGCTATGGCTTTCATGCTTTTTGGTAATGCTCTAGCACTCAAATATCCTGGATTAACCAACAAATACAAACTGTGATACCAGTCATTCTTTTTGTCTATTAATCCTGCATTAATCATATATTCATAAAATTCAGTTAATGTCATGTAATTATATATTGAGAAAACTGTGTTTAATTGAAAATCTAAATTAGGTTTACTCCTAAATGTTTTAAGGTTATTCTCTACTCTACCCCAATCAGTACCGTGTCTCATGACTTCTGCACGTTCACCGTAATGATCTATACTGCAACTGAGCTCTATCTTGTCGAAGTGGCTCCACAGTTCGAATATGTCATACTGCTTGTAATTCACTGTGCTGGCGTTTGTGTTGTAACGTAACACTGTGTCTGTTTTACCTCGGCGTATTAGTTCCTCTAGTATAACATAATGTTCCGGAGTAATCAACGGTTCTCCACCTGCAAAGTATGCTAATTCAATGTGATCTACCTGATCAATGATCTCTTTCAGCACATCTCCTCTGTCTTGATCCACGTGTATTATCACAGGACCATCTGGATTAAATGTTTTCTTGTCCTCTAATGCCCATTGACTACTGAATTCTGTGCCACAACTTCTGCATTTGAAGTTACATATATTACTAAAACGTATATCAAAGTAACGCATTTTGAATTCATCCACAGTACCATCTGTTTGTGTAGTACTGATAACGTCATCAAAGTGTTGCTGAAAGTTGTCTATGCTGTATGTTCTAAAACTGTGAGGCGATGCTTTCTCATGATTGTAACAGAAGTCGCATATTTTGCTGGGTTCACCATCCAGCATGTTCAACCTCAACTCCTTCATAAAGTCGCTGTTAAACGCTTCTGTGAGCGTCATATCCGCTGTATTTCCTATAGGGTTACTGTAGTCATTGCTACAGCATGGGTATATATCGCCTTTGGGTGTTGCATTCAAGTGTACCCACGGAAACATACAGAACACTTTGCTTTCTGTAAGCAAATGATCTTTGTCTAGGTCTTTAATGTGTATGTATTCGCTCATTAGCCTCTCATCATCCTTTCCAATTCCGGAAACGTTTGTACAAAGTTTTCACCACGTACTTCGTCTAGTCTATGGTTGTCTTCCCAGAAGTTTAACTTCTGTTGCTCCCATGTGTCTTCGCTTTTCACAAAGTTCAGTATGTGTTGTAGTTGTGTGCCTTGTGATCCAGTGTCGTGGTCCCCATTGAAACCCCATTCTTCTAATTGCTTGATCACATACTCCACACGTTGTATGCCTTCTGCCTTGAGGTCAGGTGGTAATGCTTTAGCACTAAGCCATGCTGGATCTTGTGCAGGGTACACGCCCAGTATGCTGTCTATCTTAATACCTGCTTCTCCTAAGCCCTCATCTACTATGCCTCCCGGCACTATTAATTCTTCTTGATAGAGATAACGTATCAATTGATCTAATGTTAAAAAGTTAAACACTGTGACCACTGCACTTAACGTTAAGTCTACATTGTCAAACTTTGCTACTGTGTGCAAGTTCTCTAATTGCTTATCCCATTTCGTACCTGCACGTATATATTCTGCACGTGGTCCATAATGATCTATACTTGCTACCACTTCTACTTTGTTGTTAAACTTACTCCATAAGTCTAGCAAATCATGATTCTTGTAATTCAAATTACTTAAATTGGTATTGTATCTCAGTCTCACATCAGGATTACGTTCTGCTAATGCGTATAACAGTTTGTAATGATCGTCCATTATCAGAGGTTCGCCACCTGCAAAATATGCAGTTTGTATGTCCTCACACTTTTCTGCTACTTCGTCTATGACTGTGGTAGGCATGTTTGGTGTCAAGTCAACAATACGTAATCCTTTACTGCTATCGTATCCAGTGCGATCATTCTCTGCTTGCCACTGTGAACTGTACTCTTGGTTACAACTTCTGCATTTGAAGTTACATATATTTGAAGTACGCATATCAAAGTATCTCATGCGGAAACGTTCTGCATCTATTGTGCCATCACTGGCATCAGTCATATCACGCATCTCATCTATGTATTCAGCATACTCGCGGTTCATGTTTATGCGTGGACTGTTTTGTGTGCTTTCTTCTTGTCCTTTGCACACACGGCAACCTTCTGGCAATTTGTCTTGTAACATTTCGTTGCGGTACTGCTTCAAGTAATCTGAGTTGATGTAGTCGTTGAGATGCGGACTGTCAATTTTTTCTTCGCTGAACTGTGCTACACAACAAGGTGCTACTTTACCGTTAGGCTGTCTGTACACACTTATAAAAGGGTATACGCAAAAGCCTTCACTGCCTGATGTTGGGCACTTCATGCAACCATCTCCTTTAGTTCTGGGAACACCATACCAAAGTCTTCACCTCTGATTTGATCTAAACGATTTGTATTTTCTATAAATGCTGATTTATTCAACTCCCAAGTGTGCTCACTTTCAACTACGTCTGGGAAGTTTCTAAAAGCAGTATACACTTCTGGCTCTATGTCGTCTTTAAGAATTTCACACATGCTCTCCCAATTCCTTCTGCCTTGTTCTTTTAATGATTCTGGTATGCTGTGTATGCTGAGATAAGTTGGCTGGAACACAGGATTAAGTTGCCAATGTCCTTGCGGCCACATATCGTTGTTATACATGTGCATGATAAAATTAGGTAAACTAACATAGTTCAATGCACTCACAGTGGTTGTGATATTTAATTGTACATTGCTCATGTTTAATAATGTTCTATAGTTAGTTTCAATTTGATTCCATATGGTACCAGTTCTAATATACTCTCCACGCATACCATAATGATCTAAACTTGCATACACACCAATTGGCTTTTCAAAGTTACTCCATAGCTCTGCAATGTCATTGTTTTTGAATTTCAGTTTGCTGATATTGGTGTTGTATATTAATTCTATATCTGTGCGACCATTGTCTATCATGGCCTTAATAATCTCATAATGCTCGTTAGTAACCAGAGGTTCACCACCAGCAAAATAGGCCTTTTCCATGTGCGGAATATGCTCTAAGACGCTGTGTAATGCGTTGTGTGCGTTGTTTTCTTTGTCCTCGACTCCAAGTATACCTTGCTGTTTATCCTCTAATGCCCACTGGCTAGAATAGCCTGCATTGCAACTTCTGCACTTAAAGTTACACACATTACTGAAACGTATATCAAAATATCTCAATTTGAAATGCTTGATAGTGCCATCTATGTCTGTGTCCTCTATTAACTTCATATGCTTCTTGTACATATCGTTTGCTTCTAGTCTAAAACTTTTGAAGCCTGACTCTTCACTTTTATAACAATTCTTACACACATCTGTTTTAATACCAGCAACCATATTGAGTCGGAGCTCTTTCATAAACTCTGAATTCATTTGCTCATCTATTGTGCCTACGTTTTCTATCTTGTGTTTGTAGGACATATCAGATATACAACATGGTAACACATGGCCCTCAGGGCTGTGATGAATATGTATCCATGGTAATATGCAGAATGTGTTATTGTTTTCGATCATATGTTTCGAGTCATTATTAAGTCGTCGTCACTTGCTAACTCTCCACACATATGATAAAAGTCTGCCATTTCTGGGAATGTTTCTAAAAAGTTTGTGCCTCTACGTTTGTCGTATTCGTTGAACCAATTGTAAAAATCAATTCTGCCACGCATAACTTTATCTTCATCATATTGTTCGTTAACAAAGTAATCACGTACTCTTCGGAATCTTTCGTATTCAATTTCTGAGAACTTTGTTCTATCTTCTTCGTCTACGTTGTCTCTGATAAAATCAAGTATCTTATCAAAGTATGGAGTAAACTGTTCTTTGGGTAATATGTGCATATCATATTGTAATGGTTCTTTCAAGTAAGGTGTATCAAAACGTATCTTACGAACCATCTCATCCGAACCTAAGTTGTTAGGTATTACATATTCGTAACGCTCTCTCCATTCTAATACTTTTTTCAAGTAGTCAACAAAACTGGTAACACTGAGAATATTAAATGTAACCATGTGTGTGATATGGCTTTTAACACCGCGAACATATATATCTTGATTCTTTTCCCACAAGTTTATGTTTAGTCCTGTACGTAAATACTCTGCACGATCTCCCCATGTGTCCATACTGGTAAACATCTTGAATTGTTTGATTTTGCCATTACCTAGTAAATCATTCATAACTTCAACAAGTCTTTCAACATGTCTACTTGTATATCCTAAGTTTGTATTGATATTGATTTCTAATTGTGGCTTAGGATTTTGTTGTAGTTCCTCAAACAGTCTCCATGTAGTTTTGTGTAGCAGTGGTTCGCCTCCTGTAATACGCAAGATGTTTAATGTCTTACTTACTTCAGGCCACCACTTCCACCATGCTTCTACATAAGGTGAATCCTCGTCATAAATTTCAAACCAATCAATGTCATTACGATGGTTCTTAACCATGTCGTAAGGACCATGCTTTTTAATTTCTTGATAGTAACTGCTACTGTGCATTGGGTGACAGTAACCACATTTGAAGTTACATTCTGAACTGAATGCAATCTCAATGTACTCAGGATTAATTTTATAATCAGGTGGATTATATAATATTTCGTTCAGTCTCTCTTCAGTGTAAATACTGTTATTACGTTGGTGCCTATCACTAACGTGATCGCCGCCCATTTCTTCAACGTTCCAACAATACTGACATCCACTTGGCTTTTCGCCGTTAAACATCTGTATACGTTCCTCAATCTTTTGTGGTGTATTGTGTAATACACTAGGATCGTATTTTAATTCACTAAGAGGAATATCATGCGGCTTAGGATGATAACAACTGTGTGTTTGTCCTCTGTGCATGTATATTGTTGTGTGATGCCATTTTGCTAAACAAAATGTTTCACTGACCTCTTGGGTCATCATCTCATTTGTTTCACGTATTCGATCTACTCGATCACTCATATGTATATGTCCTGTTATGGGAGAGTTGCCCCTCCCATGTGTTTATCTTAGTGCGCCTGCTCTTGTGTTTCCATAATGAACAACTTGTACACCTTCTATTGCAGGAATCTTCCTCCATGGGTCGATAACTGTACTTCCAGGTGCAAACTGTAGCTCAGTGCCATTTGCTGTAGCAACTGTTAGAGCTTCGTCTGCTTCTGTTACACGATGCTTTCCATTATACCAACCTTTTACAAAATCTAATTGGTCACCATAAGTGACTCCAGGATTATGTGCAAGTAGATATACTGCTGGCTTTTCTAACACTGACTGTGGTGGTACTTCGCCACAAACTTCGTCATAGTAATATAATTGTACACCTGCTTCTTCTACATAGTGTCCAACCAACATACTGCTAGAACCTGCTTCATATGGTACAAGAGGTTTGTATGCTTTACCTACAATTACCACAGGCATTGGTGGTGTAATAGTTGCACCTGCTGTGGCTATTTCTATCATGCTATCAGCCATGTTCTTTGCTTGTACTTCTCTTGATAGCATTACAGCATCAAACAAGTCGTAACCTAGTCCTAAGTTATCTGCCATCCAACGCAGGGCAATGTTATCACGTGGGTGACAAGCACCTCCGTCTCCCATACCTGGTTTCATATAACCTGGTCCCATAATACGTCTGTCACTGGTAGCAAGTGCATCACATACAACTTCTGCGTTGATGTTACCTTGCTTTTCTGCAACGTCTTGAATCATGTTTACTAGACTTACTTTTGCTGATATAAATGTATTGTAGAAAACTTTGATACATTCACATTCGTCCCACGTGCCTATAACGTAACGTGGATCATTTTGCATTATTGTTTTATAGAAGTCCACAAGTTCTTTTGCGTCACCTGTTTCACTTCCATCATCAGTACCAATCATTACCATTTCTGGATTTACCATATCCCACTTTACAGTGCCCATAGCAATTAAGTATGGGTTGTACACAAAACGTGCATTTGGAATAAGGGGCACTAATTCTCTTCTTACTGTTCCGGGCAATACCGTAGATATTAGCACCACCAGTTGCTCTTTGGTTGCAACTTCATTTACCTCTGACAGAACTTTTTTTACTAGTGTGTAATCAAAGTCTTTGTTAGGCAAATGGCTGGTAGGTGCTTTGCCATCATATTGTGGATCATGAGGTGTCTGTACAGCAACAAAAACAATATCTTGTCCTTTTACTGCATCAACCAAATTGGGAACCATTGTAAAATTTTCTGGTTCTCTTGGCTCTACATCATAACCTACAACATCATGGACCTCGGCTACCATCTCGGCGCAGGCTTGCCCTAACTTGCCAACTCCGATGAATCCGATTGAGGCCATTTCTTTCTCCTTGTTGTATGTACTTTTAAGTACGCATATATTTATCGTAACATTTTGGCATTAAATCTATTTTACGATAAATATCTATATGCTCATAGAAGATATAGTTGGAAAATTTCAGAACTGGAAAAGCAAACGTACTGAGTTACCTATTCCTCCAAGAAGCATGTTATATCATGCAAGTCCTGCTATGAATCATGAATCTATCATGCAACAAGGCATATTAAACAACGGTGTGTGTAAATTATACAAAGGTTGCACAGAAGGTGTAGTATTTTTAGCAGACAATCCAAGAACAGCAGTAGAGATGGTAGGCGATGATAATCCTGGTATTGATCATGACATGCTGGATAAGTCTGAAGGTAGAGGTGTGTTATACGAGATCAATCCACGTGCAATTGATCCTAGACAGTTAAGACAAGATCCTGCACTGCCTCCTCAATGGCTTAATCCAAAGTTTACATACATGTATGCTGGCAGTGTGCCTGCTAATGCTATTGTTGGGTCCAAAGAATTCACAATACAAGGTAGTTATTACTTAGGTAAAAGTTTTACCAGTACTGCTATTCCGTATTCGCAGTAAGTAATATATTACAACTGTTCCACAAATCAAACAATTGGTGAGGTGTTAGCACACCAGGCATGTTATCACTGCCTTCTCCAAGGTATGCTTCTAAATAATCTATGCCTTTATACATAGTTGCCATTGCAGGAAAGATACCTGCTTCTTTGCTTTCATATCCTGTATCGTAGTTTAGATGTTTAATTTTATCCAACACAGATAATTTTAATTCTTCTATTTCAGGTGCAAAGCCTTCAGTGGTGTGATAAAGTGCAAATTTTTTACGTTTGCGTTGATAGTAATGATTTACTAATTCCACATGTTTGTGTGGAAAATATGTGTAGTTGATTGTGCTGTAACACACAGGTAATAATTCTTCTATGTCTATAGCATCATTGTGTATTTTAAGGTCTGTTAGTTTGCTGTGATCTTTTACAAATTGTAATGCTTCTTGATCAGTTACACTCCAAATTAATTGTATGCCTATAGATTCGCAAAGATTAGTTACATGTTCAGTTGTTTCTTGGCTAAGTTCACTTAGTTTAGCAACTTCTATATAAGGTTTTGTACCCCATTTGCTTTGTATTGCTACATACTTTTTTTCATCTGGTATTAATAAACGTGGTGTTGTCTTTGTGAGAACTACTGCATCAGCATTGCACTGAGCCGCGGCCACAATCCTAGCATCTAATACTGACTTGCTGTTCTCATGTCCTACACTGATATTAGCAAACAGTTTCATTTAGGATAGCCTTCGTACCATTCCTTAATTGTGTTGACTCTGACATCTCGCCATGCTTTTTTATCGAGAGCCCACATGATAATTGTATCACTCTTGCCATCATAATTATTAACAGCAAACGGTTTATCCATTAGTTCACTGTTTAATGTACAAGGCATAGTTCGGATTTCTCCTGTGTCTATTTTTTCAAACACCACAGTGACTACACCCTTCTTTAGCGATGCAACCAACTTATCCATTAAAACAACCAAACACCTAGTATAAAACCTATTACTAAACCTTCAATAAATCCTGCCCATGCAACATGATATTCATCTAGATTAAATCTTACCATTGCATCATATAAAAAATTTCTGTGCCATGCAATTAGTTTTTTCATTGAATCAGTCCTTTTTCTAACAAGTCTTGTATTTGTTTTTCTCTAATCATTACACCCCAACGTTTTGGATTGACATAAGTTTTCTTAAAGAATTTACACATTTTTGGGTCCGGATCAAACAACATCATCTCATTTATTTCGTCATTCAATGTACGGCCTATACTGCATATCTCTTTGTGTAGCATATTGCTATCCCATTCAATTTTTGTGTATCTGCATGTTTGATCAGATAAACCTTCAAACTGTGGTGCAACGTCTTGATAAAAGAAAGCCTTAAACCAATCGTAATCTGAAATACTATTACAATCAAAATCGTCTAGCACTGTCATCTCACAGCCAAGTCTTGCTCCGTAGATAGCCCACAAGCCATTCTCTACATCACTGCCAATGTTACACCATGTCTGTAATCTATTATAATTACCATACCAAATACGATCTATAAAACGATCACGTGGTACCTTTGTGCCTTGATCCAAACTCATTTTAACACCTTCACGGAAGCCTGCTCTAAATGCTTGGAATGGTGATGCTGTTTGGTGTACCTCTGAGAATGTATCGTTAAGTTGAATGTAGTTTAACTTCCAACAAAACTCCATGCCTTCCTCATCGTCTGAAGACTCATGTGTATTAATTGTTTTAGTGTACTCGGTAGGCCAACACTTTAGTCCACCATTACCATACACTAATCCATTAAGTAAGTTTTTGCCGTTCCAACTGAATATACTTTCTGATATATCATTGCCGTCATGATCTGTTTCTGGGAAGTCCAACTCCTGTTCGAAGAAGTCGTCCATGACTATGTTATCTCCATCTACAGTGATAAAACGTTCAGTTTCTGATTGCTCTGCACATGCTTTGTGTGCCGCATCAAAACCTTTAACTCCATGTACACGTTTTGCCCACGGTACTTTGTTTAATAAGTCTGCCCAATGTTCTTCACAGTTGGGTTCATCATAACTTATATAAAATATATCTAGTTCAGTTACGTCTGTCTTAGCCATTACAATTTTCCATTAACGGTTCTATTATTGTACTACAAACAAATTTTTTGTCAAGTAGTAATTCTGCATTATGCATAACATCGTTCTTATCAGGTAACTGTTGACGTTCTTGGATGTCTTGATAATAATCTGCCAATCTCAAAGACTTTCCTATGTTTTTGTATTCGTCTATATCAGTTCTGTGTATCTTAAATCCTAATCCTTCTAAGTAATCATCTGTGCCGTTAGGTCCGCATATTAATGGCATGGCCCCGGCAATCATTGCCTTAAAAGTTTTTTCTGTTACTATACCGTATCTTATAAGTGCAACTTTATGATCTAGCATTGTTTCATTAATTATATGCCAGTAATATTTACCTACAAGATGTTCAGAAATACTTATAATGTTGGAAGGGTGTTTATCATTGTCTGGCAATAACTTTGGCAGATCTACACTGCTCAAAAATTTATTTACTGTTTCGTAGTAGTAATCAGTGTATTCATCTGCTACTTGATTAAAACTGTCATTGTTATTACCAGGCATTCGATTTATCTGCATATCATGTTTCCACTGCTCTACTGATGTCCTCTTTTCATAAAACTTCCAGTAGTCTGCATTGTCATCTGTAAACGGATTCATTAATGCTTGGTTGTACCCTATTAAACTCCAGTCCATTGTGTCTAATAAATTTCTTTTATGCAACTCAGCAATAAATGCTAAACGTGGTGCTCGTGGTTTGAAATTAGGACATAACGCAAACTTTTTATCTCGATCAAGCATCTCTAAATATTTTTGTTTTGCATTGTTGTTAGAATATGCATGAGTCAAAAATCCTGTACAACCAATTGTTATGATCATCCAAATTGGTAGAGGCACAGACTTTACATTCAATTGTTTGTGTTCAAATTTAGTTATATTACTTGTAAGGCATATAACTTCTCTGGGTACAACTCTCAACGATATAATATGTTGTAGCCACGTTCCGGTTCCAGATATGTCTCTGCCACCTAAGCCATCTTCAAAGTCACAAATTATTACTTTGTGATCTCTTAAAATACGTTTTAGTTCAATTGGGTTGTAATGAAAGAATGTTGTTAAATCAAACTCATAGTAGGCGTCCGGATCATTGATGTCATGTACGTCAGCATGTCGTTTGAATTCAATTTTTCCTTTACACATTTCTAAAAATGTGTTCCTTAGAGCATGGGTCTGCAAGTTTATGGGAACCAAATGATTTGGGTACTGCGTCACACCACGCTCTAAAGGATCACGTGAATCGTGATAAGGCTCTGCCGGATCTGCTAACATTATATCTGTTAATGTCCATCTCAGCCTGTGTTTAGAATTAGTTTTGACTTTATAGTGAGTTTGAACAGAGTTAATCTTTATCATTTCTTACATAGGTATCAAATAATTTTACTGTGAACACACTACACGATCTTAGATCGCTTGGTAATTGCCTTTGTGCATACTCGTCGGTGAGAAGTTCTGCAAGACTTATTGTTGTGTAATAGAAAAGTACATGCGGATCATCTTTTGCAGTGATATAAAACTTACATAGTCTTACACCGTTACGTGTAGCACTTATAGGATAAACATCAGCATACTCTTCTTTAACACTGTCACTTAAAAATACTCTAATATGTTTTTCTGTGAGTTTAACTTTGATATCCCAAATTTTAGAATCACTAGGCTCTACATTGAATAAGAAATCTGCATTAGCATCTATAACATGATTTTCTATAGGGCGTAATTCAATACTGTATAAATTATCAACGTTAGGGTCTTTCTTTACACGATACTTATTAATAGTCTTTTCCTTGCCAATAAGTATTTTTAATTGATCCTGTGAGAAATCATATGTTTCCCAATCTGGATTTACAACAACCTCAGATGCTGTGAAGCAAGTAATATTACCGTCTTTGTCAAAATACAATTTATATTGTTTTGCTTGGCTTGCTAATTTTTCAGCACCACCTGCTTCTTCTTTTGCTTGTAAGAATGCTTTTTTTCTAGCAAGGGCCGCATCTGATATTTGATTATCTGCCATAATCTATCTCCATTTGTTGAATTCGTTTTTCTGTCATCCAGTCTTTTTGTACATAATGAAATGGTAAAAGTTGTTGGAAGTTTCCTATCTTAAAATCATTATATGTTTTGTAGTATGTAGGTATACTGTCTTCCCAATTTGCCGCTATGGTTGCGCCTTTGATATTTTGTACATGACTTTTCATGTGTACAAATGTAGGCACAGCATCTATGTTCTCTCTAGTACATTCGCTTTCTATTCCTAGTAACTTAATTGCTAAAGCAAAAGCAACATCGGCACTTAACCAATCTGGTTTGCCTTTGGGCAAGTATTTGTAAAACATTCGTTGCCAATGCTGAAAAATTATTTCTGTCATTGTGAATAACTCTGCCGCTAGTTCACTTTTCTTAAAATAAAAAAATGCAGTATATATGTTAGGCAAATTATTTAATTCAAATGTTTTTCGATAGTAACTGCCTTTTGCTATATCACCTCTAAATGTTCTAACATTGGTTGTTGCCCAAACATCTTTTTGATTAAGTATATTCCACCAATGACTAACGTCGGTTGGAAATATCATATCAGTATCAAGTATTACAGTTTCATCATATGGTGTCATGTGAAAGTATTTCCACTTGTTATTAATTTTCCAATCTATTTCTTTTTCTGCATCGTCATTCCAAGGTATGTCTACAATTTTATCAAACACGTTCTCATGACGTTGTCTTAGTAACTTACGTGTTGGTGCGTCTACGCACACGCACAGATTGCTTACAGTGCTCTGTGTTAACTTTAAGTTTAAGGCAAGTGCATAGGCCTGCTCCAAGTAATTAGTTTCCTTGGTGTTTTGTGCTATTACTATGTAACCTTTACTCATCTTTGTTTTGCCCTTTAGCAAAGAGTTTGTTTGCTTGACGTTGCATACTTCTTTCTATTGCTTTATCAAACCAATTCCTAAACCATTGTCTAATCTTTCCCATTGTCCCTCAACTTTCTTTTGCCTTTTGAATAACTATCTTCAGGATCTATTTCGGCATCAGCATTCATAAATCGCATACGTTGTACTAAGTCCCAATTAACATCTTTCCAATTTTCACGTATGCTTACATATTCTTCTTTTTCTTTTTTTTCGCTCATACTTTTTTCCAATCTTCCTTGAACAAACAAAAACGATCACTACCGTTGTCTGTTCTGTAAACAAACTGCATGGCTAACAACTGTATTACTTCGCCTTCATTTTCTCTGTTGAATGCTGGCTCTTTATGTATAATACGATCGCCTAAGTCTGGTTTACTATTTTTAGCCATTCCTTCTATCCTGTGCTTGTTGCTTTTTTAGTTTTTCGTTTTCTTGTGGTCTTTGTTGTTGTTGTTTTTGTACCATTGTTAACTCCTAAATATTGTAACATATCTTTGCTTACTCTATTAAGTGCCCACTTGTTCATTATGTGTATGTCAACATCTCGCCAGTGGGTAACTATAAAGTCTCCTGGGCTACGTGGCTTTTCTAACAATAAAGCAAGTGTATTTAATCCTGTGACTTTGTGTACGTCATCTAAGTCCCATGTTTTATACAGTTTCATTGGCAACTGTGCTACACCTTTATCTTTGTATCCTGATAACATATGAGCGGCAATACTAAAACTGTAATCATTTCTATACACACTGTTATTAAATTTATATAGATCGCTGTAATACTCTCTGTTGTTTTTAACATGTTTTACAAAATTAAAAAACGTTTCACAGGTAGTATCTTTTCTGAAATATACCACAGTTGCCCAATACATTGATACACCTAGCGGACTTAATCTATCTAATTCTTGATATCTTCTGCCACGCATGATGTCAACATATTCCCAATTCATCATTAAATTGTTTTTATGTCCCCAGCAATGATTCAATGCATTACTCAGTATCAAGTAGTCTGCATCAATCATTATAGTTTCATCATACGGTGATAACTCGTAAGCATCACAACGATTTATATTATAAAAGGACAATGATTTAGATGTATGGCTAGTGTCTTTGTATATTCTATTATTTTTTAGTTTGAAGTCTCGATCTTTCTCAACTTCAATTATATTACTAGTACACTTGTTAATAAATCTTTTACCAACATCTTTAATTTTGTATTTCAGGCTGTGAGGATCAGTTACAATAGTTATTTGATGTTTTGTCAATCCTAAATTTTTTTGTATAAGCAGAGCATTTGTTAGAGCCAAACCTAAATAATCAATTTCGGTATTGTTATGAGCAAATATTAATATGCCTCGGTTAGTCTCCGTCTTCATTTAAGTCTAATACCCTGTGTGTTTTTCTTGCCTGTTTTAATTTTTCAAACTCAATAAGATACTCGTTTGTTACTTCAAAATATCTACTAGTAATCTCTTCTGCAAATTCATCTAGATTTACTTCAATTGGGTTTTCGTATATATCTAATAGCACTGCTGTTTTATGTTTTTGTTCTTGTAACATATTACAAAACGTAATTAGATTTCTGTCAATTGAAAACGTACCACCATTAATACTATAGCTCAATAAACTTTGAGTTTTTGATCTCAAAGCATCTTGTTGATTGTTTAATGTTATGCGATAGTTTGAAAATTCTAATGCTTTAGTTAATTTTGCACTCATTGTGTGTTCCCATATTTATAGTGATATTTAAGCCAAAAAAAAGCCAGTAAGTGTAATTACTGGCTTTTACATAACTATTTTACTATTATGAGCCTGTGATGTTGCCCATGCTGTCTGTTGGTACAGGGAAACTAAATCCTGAACTGTTAGCATCTGGTTGATGTCTTCTACAGTTAAGAGTTAATGTACCTGTTGCACTTGCGTCAATCACGTTATCCGTTGCGTCAATTAATTGAATTCTCATTGTTACCACTGTAGGATTAGTTGTGCTATTGACCTTTGCTGATGTTTGAACATAGTCATTTGAATATGGAGCACTTGCACCATAGTAAGTCCATACTGTCTGATATGATGTTGCTAGTTCGTAAAAACCAATACCACTTACACTACCTGCGCCTGCGTTAGAACCTTGATAGTCCATGTAAAAATCACCCATACCACTTAATCTTGCGGCATGTGCATCAAACTGATCACCACTTGAACCTGTATAACTAGCACTGAATCCTAAACGGCCACCACCATTAAAAAATGCTCTACAATCGCCTTCATTAGCAAACGTCCATGTAGTTTCTTGCGTTAACGTATTTGTCCATGAACTTGTAAATGTTTTACTGGCATCTGTAGAAACAGTTCTACTGGAAGGTTCAAATCTGTTATCCCAGCAATCTTTAACGTTCAGCATTAAGTTTGACCATGTGCTTGCCGTAATAGTTGTTGATGTTGTTACGTCACTGCCTACGCCAGCTCTTTGAGATACACCTAAGAATAAGCACATTGCCTGTACATCATCCTGTAAGTCTTTGAATCCTCTAGAACTACCTGTTGCTAAAACTGTGCTTCCTGCACTGTTAGTGTTAACACCTGCGCCACCTTGACCCCAACCTTTAGCATTTGAATATGTAAAAGAACTACCAGCAGAAAGTGTTTGGTCACTTGCACCGCCCATTAATGCTTGTACATTGTTTCTAGCATTATTGAAATCTGCGTCATCAATTACATCACCTGCAACAACTTGTGTCATTGTGGTCATACCTGATGAAGTTACTGAACTTCCTGATGCCATTTGTATCTCCTATTAATATACTTAGTATTTATCTATTTAACGCCAATTACTGCTTCAATTACGCCTTCGTTGCCGTTGTCTTTGTCTTCTAAACTTCTACCAATAACTGCTCTTGCGTCATATTCTTCGTCGCCTAATGCCCATGCTAGTCCTGGTACGTCACTGCTGACCAATCTTTCGCCTTTACGGACTTTACCTATAACTTTTACAGGAACTCTTCCTGTGAGTGCAACTGGTAATCCCTCTGCATCTTTGTTCATTAAGTATGCTGGGTCAGTACTGATAACGCCAAACACTTCTGTGTCTGCATGTTCAACTGTCATTGTTATTTCTTCACTGCCGCCCAGTTTCACAACTGTGCCTGGCTCATAGTCTGCGTCGGCTTTGTATATCTCAGCCAAGTCAGCATATCGAGCTGATGTTGCTGTTGCTGTAATAACTCCAGCACTAAAGTTACCTGAGCCATCTCTGGCTACAACTTTACTTGCTGTGTTTGCACTTGTGGCATCTACATTTAATGTGACAGTACCTGATGTACCACCACCTGTTAAATAATCGCCTGCCGTAACACCCTTGATGTCTCCGCTTGGTCCTGTTGAGACTGCTGTTACTCTACCATATGCATCTAGTGTAATTTGATCAATCTTTGTGCTATCTGCTGTAGAGCCATATGTACCAGCACCGGCTCCAGCAGTTGCTAATGCTAATGTAACATTACCTGAATTACCGCCACCTGTCAATCCAGTACCAGCGGATACGCCGGAAATCAATCCAGTGTCTGATAAACTAATAACACCTGTTGAGTTATCATATGTTATGCCAGTGCCACCTGATACTCTGCCTCTGATATAACTCTGATGGTTAGTAATACTGCTAACAGTACCTGTTAATGCACCTGTTGAATTTTCTAATATTTTTGTTCCGTCATCTTTGAGAACATCACCTCTGATGTCACCGTCAAAGTAATTATTTGCAGTAAACGTATCACCTATATAATTAGTTGTGGTTAACGTATGAGTTACAGCATTGTAGCCAATTTCAGTTGCATCTGTATATAATGCTCTATCAGTTCCTGTTGCTGATTGTGACATAACAATATAGTTTGTTGTAGCACTAGTATTTGTTAATGTTACAGCGGCCGCATTGTCTGAGTTATCAGCAGTACCAATTAAATCACCTGTAAATGCATTTGTTGCACTGATATTAGTTGCAGTAACTTGTGTTAATCCTGTTATAGTTGAATCTAAATTAACAGTAATAGTTTGTCCACTTGCAGAACTTGTTAAGTTAGTTCCGCCGTTTACTGTTAAACTTTGTGAATCTAAATCTACTAGTCCAGTACCTGAATTACCAGCAATACTTAAATCGTCATCTCTGTCTAAGCCGTCAACGTATGCTTTCAAATTTGTATTTGCTGTGTCAACATAATCTTTTATAGCGGCTGATGTTGGGATTGTAGTGTCAGTATTATTAGAAGGAATACCGTCTGCTTCGTCTACAAATTTTGTTATAGTAATACCTTCGCCTGTGTCTCTTAAAGAACCAAACGATACTGTACCACCTATTGTAGCATCGCCGGATGCTGTTGAAAAACCTGCTGAAGTAAATACACCAGTACCTACAATAGTACCAGGTCCAAATGTCAATGAACCTGATGCAGAAATAAATTCCATTTCTGGTGATGTACCACCTACCCTTAATTTATTTACGTATAATCTATCTTCGCTTGGAATATACTTAAGGTTAAAGTTGTTTGTACCACCACCCTTCAAGTCACTGGCACTACCAGTTGCACCTGAGAATAACACATACTGTGCATTACTTGATGTGGTATCTGACGTAATACTAACCTGCGTTGCCGGTCCTACTAGTCTACCAGTACCACTTAAATTTATGTCTTGGTTTGCTCTGACATTTATTTCATTGAACGTTGCAGAAGGTGCGCCTGATGCAGACATGATCAAAGAGCTATCAAACGTTGAAACACCTGTTACACCTAATGCTCCATCAACATTGGTAATACCTAAATTAGATGTTCCTGCTACACTTAAATCTTGATCAAATGTTACGTCACCTAAAGATCTCAACGATGATGTAATGTTTGCAGTTGCAATGTTGCCGTTGTCTGCAAAAATATTGTTTACATAAATGTTGTCTATTTTGTTGGTTAAATCACCTAGGTCTTCTGCACCTAAACCATTTACAACCAAGTTACCGTTAATGGTTGTATCACCATTAAGTGTAGATGTATTGTTTACTGTTAGTACATCTGTTGTTAATTCTGCTGAAGTAATACTTAGTGAACCACTACTACTGGTCAAGTCACCTGTTAAGTCCAAGTCTCCGCCAATAACTAAATCATCGTTTACTGTGATGTCTTCAATAGTTAGACTGCTCAATCCAATAATGCTGTTAGCATAAATTGTTGTTACTTCATTTGAAGCATCACCGATTTGGTTAGCATATAATGTATCAAATGATGTTACTGCATCTATTTCATACTCTTGTCTGAGGTTAATACCTTTCTTGATTAAACCTTGAGCTCTACCTGTACGTGCCGAAGCAATACCAACGCCAACTTGGGTTAGTTCTGGATTATAGTTAATTGTTAAACCGTCTACAGGTGTTTGAGTATCTGCCGCTATCTGGAATTGGCTATCGGAAATCAATGCCATGATAGTTTCGTACTGTTCGCCTATTTGCGTTGTACCTCTGTTTGCACCAGTATCAGTGTCGATAGTACTTTTAACATACACTAATGCTAATACAGGGTGTACAGTATCTAAACCATCTTCCTTTAAGAACAATGTACGTAGTCTTGTACCAAAGAAAGTAGCATTACTATTAGCAATATCATTACTAAATGTATTTGTAATTTCGCCGCCATATGATGCTGGCAAGAATTGATTACCATTATAAATTTCTAATATGTTTTTGCTTGTATTAAAAAATGCTGTGCCAGCTCTTAAATCTGTTGTAGGTCTATTGGGTTCACTGTTTACTAAAATTCCAGTTGATCGTTTCCAAACACTGCCATCATATACTTTGAATAAACCTTCTGTTTTATCATACCATAATTGGCCTGTTAGTTTTACAGCAGGTGTGGGAGGTGTAGAACTAGCAAAATTTTCTAAATGTCTTAATGTATTTTGTGCAAAATATTGCCCGTAGTTAGATACCTGGCGTCCTACTAGGGCCAGCGAATAATTTGTAGAATCGACTTTGTTGTCTTCTACTGTAACTGTAATAGTCTGATCGCTGTTTTTTATAATATATGGCATACTTTTTACCTGTTTACACTATTTATCATTTCTGTTATTACCTATTAGGACCAAACCCAGGTCTAGTGTCGTCTATATATCCACATCGTCTTGAATTTGTTTGTACAATTCTGGTATAGGTCCCGCCACTGCCATCATGATAGTTTTGATATAATGTATATTGATTACGTCCTATTCCGCAATATGCTTCGCCTGAAGCAGTTCCTGCATCTGGATGATCAACAGGTGCTGTATAACCACACAATGTTGAATTTTCTTCAACTAATGTTCGTCTTGTGCCACCACTGCCATCGTGTACATCTTGATATCTATTAAATCGCTCTGAACCTGTACCACAATATGCTTGTCCTGATGCTGTACCATTTGCTGGGTATGTTGGCGTATCAGTGTAACCACATTCAGTGGAGTTTTCTTCTAGCACTTTTGTATAGTAACCGCCTTGACCATCGGTGTATAATTGTACTAGAGCAAACTCGCCATAGGTATTAAATGTACCTAATATATTTGCACAGAAAGCATTACCATACGGTTCATCGCTATCTGGATGCTCCGGTGGAGGAGGAGGTGCTTCATAACCACAATCTGTTGAATTCTCTTCAATCAATGATGTGTATGTGCCGCCACTGCCATCATGATAGTTTTGATATTTGTTAAATTTATCTGCGCCGGTTCCACAGTAAGGTCCTCCTGAAGCAGTTCCTGCATCTGGATTATCTGGTGGTGGTGTATAACCACATTGTGATGAATTCTCTTCGATTAATGCTATTACAAATCCGCCATTACCATCGTGTTGTCTTTGATATAAATTAAATCGTGCTCTTCTTTCTCCACAGTATGGATCGCCTGCTGGTGTACCTGCTTCTGGGTGATCCGGTACCGGTGGTGGAGTAGTGTCTGTAAATCCACATGTTGCGGAATTTTCTTCTATTACACGAATGTCTATGATGCCACTGGCAGTGTAGAATGCTTGTAATAGATCATACTCGCCATAGGTATTATATGCACCTAATACACTTGCACAGAACGGTTCACCTGCCGCATCGCCTGGATTAGGCGTATCATCAATTGGCTCTTCGTAACCACATTCTACTGAATTTGTTTCGAGTAATGTTTTTCTTGTACCACCATTGCCATCATGCACATCTTGATACCTGTTAAATCTAAGTCTACCTGTACCGCAATATGGATTTCCTGATGGTGTACCATCGGCTGGATGCCCTGGATCGTCTGGTGGTGCTACATAACCACACTGTGCTGAATTTGGTGTTTCTCTTGTTTCTGATACGCCGCCTTGTCCATCTGCAATTACTTCATAGAAAGTGAACGGAGTACCTGGCAGTGTGACACTAAAAACTCCACTATCGATTGTTTCTCCACCACAATAAGAATAAATCACTGTGCCTGCATCAGGAATATCTGGTGGTACATAATTACATTCTGCTGAATTAGTTTCATGCAATACTCTTATCTCACCACCCATGCCGTTAGCAGTTACTTTATATCTATTGAATGCTGTCATACCTGTACCGCATTCGTATCTTATTAATGTACCATAAGGTGGATATTGTGTGTATCCACACAGCGGACTATTAGGTGTAGTAATTGTGTAAAAACCACCTACACCATCATGATATGTTGTATATCTAGTAAATTCTTCTACACCTGTACCGCAAGTTGCTGAATGAAAAGTTCCGTACGGTTCCGGAGTTGTAGGACCAAACTCTTCCTGTAGAAATAAATTTAGATCTTCTGTAGAACAACCATAATCGTCATTAGTAAATGGTGGTGTTCCTGCATTAAATACTCCGCCATTAGACTCCCACCAATCAATTAATGCATTCCAGTATCTTTGACATTCTGGGTAATTTGATTCTGGGTCGCCACCTGGATCATCGTTATAACCACATACCTGAGTGTCATTTGATCTTTCAAATGTAGAAATCTCGCCGCCACTGCCGTCTGCTGTAATTTTATATAATTCAAATCCAAATGTTCCTGCGTTACCTGATGTATCTCTACATTCCCATCTTAGGAATGTGCCTGCATCAGGGTTACCTGGATTACTTGGACAAGGTCTATCTCTGAAATGATCTGCTCCCATCGCGAGTCGAATACTACCTACACCATTAAATTGCTCTCCAGTAAAGTTATCTTTAACTGAATAAGTAGATGTACCAGACATAAAGAAACCCATTTCAGGTCCTAATCGGATTCCATCATCTGGAATAGCCTGGAAAGATATAATTCCAGAATTAACAGTGATTCTACCAATCACAGTAAAGAATCGATCTTCTACATGGTTCAGTTGGGCTTCATCATTTACATAAGTGTGGGTAACTAATTGCCTGTTCATGGTCATGATTTCTTGTGGAGTCATGAAGAATTCTAATCTATCTGCGTATTCATCAGGTACGCCACTGTGCCAGGAACGCTCAGTGTTTATTCCATCATTGAAAGGACCACTTCTATTAATATATGTGCCGGTTCCTAACATCTGCATTGTATAAAATATTTCTTCTATTGGTACACCATCAGGAATACAATATGTTTGTCCACCAATTATATCTCCATAGGTTGGAGCAGTATACTGACTGTCTGTGTTAAGTATTTCTAAACGCACAGTGCCATCGCCTGGAGCAAGAGTTTTTCCAAGTCCTCTAGCATTAAATAATGCTAGTCTTCCTATTTTAGTTTCGTAGTGATCTGGGTCTTCTCTGGTTATCACAGTAAATCTTGCTTCGTATCTACCATCTTTTCCGTTTCTGGGGTAGTTATTATTGTAAACTAAATTATACGAACCTGTTCTGTTACCAGTTGCTAAATCATCTGTGTCATTGAGGCCCGATATAGAAAAGGAACCAAACGGATTGGGCAATACATTGTATCCTTCATAATTTTCAAAACTGTTATCCCAACTTTGTACATTTCTACCCCAAACATAATAATTTACTTCGCCGCCTTCGTCAACAACGGAATGTCCTGATGGCGGCATAGGATTTCCAGTTTTTTGTTTATCAGAATCTAAATAAAGTTGTTCCGGACGATTTAATTCTCTTGCAAAAAAGTCATGACATTCAGAAAAAGGAAATGCAACTGGTGGGTAAGGCCCTGCACCTACTTTAGGTCCAGCATAAATTGTACCACATATTGGAATTAAGTTTCTGACCTTTTCATGAATTGTACCATTAAAATCTCCCCATATACCGTATTCACCATTGAATCTATTATCTTTTTCTGTGGTATATGTTAATCTGGCAATACCGTTTGCATCAACTTCCGAACCTTCATTATTAGAGAGACCAAAAAGTCCATCGAAGCCAGATCGATTGTTGTTCCGAGTGGAAAACACTACATAATATACATTACCAAAATCGAAACTGTCGTTGGGATCGTCATATAATTCTTTAGCAGTGAACTGTCCATCTCTCATGTAGTTTTCAACCTTGGCTTCAAGAATGACAGTATCGCCTTCGGTGTGAGACATGATTGGGTTACCTTGCATATCTAACACTCTGATTTCACTGATGAACGGTCCTGACAACTCACATTCTGGAACATTTTGTGTATTAATTGTTAAACCAACATTTCCGCCAAAATATTTTATTCTATCTGTGGTAGTTGTTTCTCCAGTAATATTATGAGTCCATGTTATAGTGGCACTTACTTTTGCTCTCACATAACCTGTTTGATCTGGTTGTTGTTGTGCCCAGTTGAACCAGTCTTCTAATTGTTGAAAATAAATGCCGGCACCTTGCCATGCTTCGTGTACGCCAGTTCTTGACTCTAGTGCAATAAGGCCATTTGCTTGTCCGAAACTTGGAAGATCTACTGATATTTTTGCATCTACTGGATAATCCATGCCATTAGGGTCACCCCTAAATCTTGTCCAAACAGCACCTGTATCGTAATATTGTAATTCAACATTTACACTGCTGAGTACGCCACTCCATTTAGCATCAGGGGGAACACCTATAAATAAATTTCTAACTTCAAACTGATATGTTCCACCGCCACGATATTCGTCTTCGCGTACACAATAGTTTATACTCAATGCTCCAGTGCTTAAAACATTACCTGTGATTATTGGATCAAGAGGATCTTCTATTACTTTATACTTTAATGTACTTGCATTGGAGTACACCGACGACTGTGCAACAACTGTATATCTATCATACTCGCCTTCGAGATCAAAATTCTGTGTTCCCAGTACTTGTGCAATAGTGAGCATTCTAAATTCATGGTTATGCAGTGTATTTTGAGAATTAAGAATGCTTAAAGTCACTAGACCTTGAGCGGCATTGGAATAATCAGCACTAAATCGTGAATCGCTACCTAGGTTTATATTTTGAAATGCACCTCCTGGTGCTTTCATTTGCCAAATATATCCAGGGTCTTCATTTACATGCTGTGGACATGAACCAGACTGAGATCTAAATGTTACTCTTGCTTGAGCAGTGAGTTTTTGTGTTGCGCCTACTATTCCATCAAATTCGCTAACTGGATGTTGCAAATATTCGATAAGGGGACTATTAAATACACATGTGGGTAAACAAGAATTGCTTTCAAAATCACTGAAACAGATTTTTCCAGTTGGTAAGACTACATCATCGCCAATACTAGAATCATAATATCTTAGGCCTCTGTACTGGCCTATACAGTTTGGGTTGTTCGAAGCAGGAAAGCAGTCAGATAATTTTGTTTTTATCTCTGAACTACAAATGCCATTTATTCGATCAATTGCTCCACCACTCATTCTTTCCCTAGTTCCTTCTTAAGAACTTCAATCTCATTGCTAAGTGATTTAACGGCTTCTATGAGTACGGGAACAAGTTTGTGATATGCTACAGATTTAACACCAGTATCTTCGTCTGTTTTAACTACTTCAGGTAAAATCTCTTCAACTTCTTGTGCAATTACTCCTACATCGTGTCCACTTTTGCCAGATTGTTCGTTCCAATCAAAGGTGACTCCCCTTAATGATTTTACTGTATCTACTGGATTTACAATTAATTCTATGTTGTCTTTGAACTGCCTATCACTGGTAACTGATGTATCAAATGCACATATATCACCAGATACATTTAAGTCACCTAATACTTCACCAGTAAAATTCAATTGTTGTGCTGAACTGTTATATGAAAGACCTGTGCTGTATGTTATACCGCCAAATATTTCATTTGGTGTTGTAGCCGCACCGGCTATAGCAAAGGATGGATAAGTACCTGTTACTGACACTTTACCGGAACCTGTTAATACTACAGTTTGATCAGGCGCATCGTTAGTTATTACACCTTCGCTACTAACACTGATATCACTACCACCGCTAAACAATCCTCTAATATCTGCATTACTTACTTCTATGTTATCTGCATTTACAGTTATACCATAGCCACCACCAACATCAATTATGGTTGTTGTTAATGATAATCCGTCATCCGTTACAGGACTGGTTGCCGTATCAGAATATTTCAAACCTTTTCCTGGATTAACTGAGTCTAGCCATACAGTTTTAGAAAAACTAATTACACCAGTGGTATTATCATATGTGATTCCAGCACCATCGCTTAAATGTGCTCTTACTTCTGAAGCACTTGGACCTGTATATGTGAATACACCTGATGCTTGATTATATGAGAAACTTCCGTCTCCGCCAGTATCATCGGCACTAATTGCAGATCTTACTCTTGATGTAGTATGGTATAAGTTTGTTGAGCCTTCTGCTAAGTCGTCTGTATTAAACTCATCTATGTCTACAATGATTTCATCCGGTGCGACAGTTATACCTTGTCCTGCACCAATATCAAGTGTTACTGTGATCTCGTCTATACCGTCTACAGTAGTTGTTGTTTCTGTTGATACAGTACCACCACTAGCAACAAAATTTGTTAGACTACTTGCTGGTCTGCGGAAAAACAGTTGCCCGGAACCGTTTGTGAATAGTTGCTGTCCTCTGGCACCATCTGATGTTGGGAAAGCATAGCCATCGCCACCGTGTGTACCAGTGGTTATTACATTTGCTACATTAACATTTCCAAAGTATGCGTTACCAATTGGCTCTGCTTCACTACCAAAATCACCACCGTCAGTGCTTATATCACCTTTGATAGTGATATCATTCACATAGATATGATCTATTACATTAGCATCTTCACCAATAGTAACATTGTCTGCGCCACCAGTTGTTATAGAATTACCAACTATAAAGTCTTGTGAAAATACTTCAGCAAATTGTAATGAAGTGTCACCTAAATCGTAAGTTGCATTTGCTAATGGTAAATTGTGTTGTGCATTATAAAATACTTGTCCTGCTGATATATTACCAGCATCGTTACCATAACTTCCTACGTTAAGTGCATAAGAAGTATTTGCCCTATCTGCTACATTTGCTACTTCTACCCTAGTCTTATTATCTGCTCTTAAATTTAACCCTTTTCGAATAGTTAATCCAATACCACCAGATTCGTTTAATTGATCATACCAATTAATAGTTTCATCATTTGAAAAACTGTTTACATCATCGGCTGTAAATTCTGCATGGTCATTAAACAATGCTATGATTGTTTCACCACCTGGCTTAGTTGCAGATAGTGTGCTGGAATTTTCGTATATAACTGCCATGACTGCACGTTGTACACCTGCATCATCAGTTAAAAATATTGTTCTTAATTTTGTACCATATTGTAGAGGACTACCTAATGCGGCAATACCGTTATATCCTGAATTTACTTCTCCAGGTACAACTGCTAATTTGTATATACCGTTATGAGAAATATTTAATTGCTGTGTTGTGGTATCATAAAAGAATGTACCGTCAGCATTTTGCCCTTGAAAATTAGTAGGATTAGTTGCACTGATTATAGGTCTTGTAGGTAACCATACACTGTTAACGCCATCAAACACTCTCAAAGTTTTGTATGTTTTATCATACCATAATTGACCATCAATTGAGTTTACCGGTGGTGTTGTATCCGTTGCAAAGTTATCAAGCAAATCTACAAAAGATCTTGCAAAAACTTCACCGTAGTTTTCATAATTACGTCCGACTAAATCAATAGAAAAGTCTTGGTTCAGACTTCCGTCTGCGATTGTAATCGAGTCGCCGTTTCTGTTATCAAATACGTATGGCATTCACTTTCCTCTTAACTTAGTTGTACTCTTACTGTGTATATGATTTCTATAATTCTATTCGAGCTTTTTTGCACTGGGTGAAAAATAACATGTGTAAGCATAGTACTAGTATCTATAGGATCACTGCCATCTGAAGGTGTAGGATTTGTAGGAAATGTAAATAATGCTAATTCGTCAAAAATATAATCGCCTTCGTTTGTTGTACTGCTATCAAATATATCTTGGTCTGCAGGCTCGTTATAACCTAATGTACAAATTATTTTTAGATCAGTGTAACTTGCTCCGTTAATAATTTCAATTCTGTTATCGTCTGCATCAGTATTTGAATCATGCTTACTAATTTCTTTTTTGTATGTTCTACTGTATAGGTTAGCACCAGTTTCATATGAATCATTTACTCTAGGTGTTTTGTATTGTACTTTACCTGAAGTATCAATGCTGGTTGCACCATTACCAAATGCCATATAATGAATAAAAGAATTATTTCGAGCATTTGAAGAATCTTCATAGCCTTTTAATGCTTGAGCAACAATATATGCCATGTTTCCATAGTGAATAGCATTTCTTTTATTAACTATTTCTTCACCAGTATCTTTGTCGCGGATCAAAATATGACCACTAACATTAAGTCCCATATTTTCGTTAGGTTGCTCTGCACTGCTCATTTCTTTTTGATCCTCTGTTGTTTTTTCTTCGCTCATGCTGTTATTTATCACTTTTATTAACTACTGTTATAAATTATAAGTTATGTAAGAACTTCATAATACTGTATTGATTATTAAAGTCTACATTTGCTCTGTCTGCTAAACTTAATGACACATTACTAATAACTTCTGCGGCATCCCATAATTGATCTACTGCTTGGTCGCCGTAGTCAAATGATTTGAAGTCTATTGTTGCGTTTACTACAAACAAGTTTGTATCTAATGTATCAGTATAACTTGCTTCTATTTCAATATCATTACCATTAATTGCTGTAATGCTTACAACTTCGTATACATTTGCATTGCTTTGATTTGTTAATCTTACTGCTTCACCAACTGATAATGTCATGCTAGATTGTAGTGTAACATTTGCAACTGTACTGTTTGCACTATTAACTACTGCATCTACAACTGTTGTTGTAATATTTCCTGCTTCAATTGCGTCCCAAGCATCATAGATATCATCACCTGTGCCTAACACTCCATCTAATCCTGCTTGTATTTCATCATACTTAGCACGTATTTCATCATAAATTATGCCTAAGTCAAGCCAAATATTTGATTCAGGATTGAGATCATTAAAGTGATCTAATGTCTGAGAACTGTACACTGGTGTGTTAACTGTGTGCGTTTCTATACTTGTTCCAAATACGCCTCTGGTTAACATGCTTAGTGTATTGCCAACTTTTCTTCCATAATGTATTCTTTCGGAGCCTACCCAAACCATACCTGGTGTTGTGGAAGTAGGTTGAGGCAAGAACGAACCATCGTTAAGTTTAATTTGTCTACTATTAATTTCAATATTTGATGTAAGATAAGTACTGGTCTTATCTCTAATACGAACATAATCAGTTCCGCCAAGTAAATTATTGTGTACTCTGTAAACTACCTCTTTTGCACTTGGACTAACAGGTACTGTTACTATTTTTACATTTGATATCGAGTTTGCAAAGTTTACATCATTGAATGCGCCTTCTAATTGAATACTTGCATCTGCTACTTGCGACACTACTGCATTTAATGTGTATTTTATATTGCTGTTACCATTGTCAACATTTGTCACTGTGACTTTTGAACCTTTTTGTACTAATATATCTGAATCAAGTGTCATGCTACTTTCTGTTGCTGAGAATGAGTTCACTGTTACATTAGAACTTTGTATACTACCATTTGCATGTGCAGATGTTGTAACTGTCATGATTAAACTTTCTAAAGGATCGAGCAATGCCAATTCCTCTGGTCTTTCTTCACCGTACCCTACACGTTGGAATGTAATGCCATCAAAGCCTTCTTTAATATTTCCATCACGTCTAATTGTTGCATTACCCTTGAACACACCCTCGTATTCTTGTAATTCTACAATCCTATCCCAGGTCAAATCACCTGTACCTACTGTGGTTGTTCCGTATTCATTATCAATTATAATACTGGTATCTTTATCGGTGTTGTCATCATAAGGTAATGATGAATAACCAAACTCAGTAATTTTTTCAGTTGTATAATAAATGTCATCAGGTATAGTTGTAAAGTTATAGCCGTCTAATTCCTCACCTCTGAAGTTACCACCTACTTTGTCTTTGATTAATGCAAATGTTCCATTAAGTCTATTTGCTTCAACCATATTAGACATTAATTCTGCATTGCCTATAATGTTAAGATTTGCTGAGGCATTTGCAGTATTGAAGTAAGCATTTACTTCTGATGCAAACATATTCTGAACTTCTTGATCGTACTTGAATATTCTATCTGTTGCACGTATTGTTGCATTAGCAGGAACCAATGTACTTGTTCTAGCAGTTATGTTTGCGTTGCTTAACAAATTCAAGTTTGCAATATTTTGACCTATGCTGTCAGACAATGTTACATTTGATTTGTCCCATTCTGATGTTGTTAACCTCCAGTTTGTTCTATCAAACACCAATGTAGATTTAACTTTTCTCAACGGATTGGTTGACATATCCTCTAGTCTTTGTTTATAATAGTCAACATATCGTTTATGTTGTCTCATTATTTCAGAGTCTTCTCTGTCAAAGTCATCTAGTATTCTGATTGAATTTGTTATTGGATCTACATAAGGCGGCTTGTCAAAATCAGTTAATGCATTTTGTCCTATAATATCTATAGGTGTTTTCTTACCGTCTTTGTATTCTCTTATCTTAGAACTAAATGGTTTGACTTCTTCCATATAACTAAGAACTTTTTCAAAGTTATCAGGTTTGAATCCATTGAACTTAATTAGATCTGATTCTTCTTTTTCGATATATACATAACTTGTCTTGAACGCCCAACTTAATTCGCCTTGCTCTAAATACGCAAACTTCATTAGTTCAAAGAAGATTTCATTTATTCTTCCGTTTGTTGCAAACACATTATTAATTAACGCAGTTAAGACTTCTCTTAGTTCTAATGCAAGTCCTGTATTAGGTTCATCGATATAAACTCTATCACTAAACTCAATAGTTTCATCTTTTATAGACACTAAATCAAATTGTGTTAATGGTGCGTTATATAAAAATAGTTTAGATTCTCTGCTGTTTTTGTATTGTACTTGAACTACAGTTGCATCAGGCAAATCTGTTAATCTATCCATTTCTTCGATACTAGCAACTTTGTAAGTTGGCTTGTATGAATCGTTATAACGAATTTTTTGATTAGTTTGTTCATCTACACGAATAGTTTCGTAATAGTTTACAGTGTTAACATAATTAAGATTTGTACTTAGTCCAATGTTCCAGTTTTTATATTCTGTATTAAGTTTTGTATCTGCTAATATTTCATTTAGTTTAGATACCAATAATCTTCTTGCTTCTTTGATATCACAAAACATTGTTTGTCTAGGTCTTACAGCAATACCGTACTTTTCAATTTCACTGAGGTTGTTCGCAGGTACCATGTTACCCAAAATATCTTGTCCACAAATACTGTCTATTAATTTTTCAATTAGGAAATCAGGTATTTTGTTACTGTCGTCATTTTCTCTAAGTAGTTTCCAAGCAGTATGATTTATGCCTTCATTATTTTTAGAGTTGTTAATATTAACTTGTAGATTTACTTCTTGGTCTATGTCTTTATCAACGTTAGATAAAACTAATGTGTCATTGGATATTGCTGTAAGTAATTTAATACCGTAGCCGATTGGATTAGCAATATATCTAGCCAACGTTCTTGTGTCTACTTTTCTTCCTAGATCACGTTTTGAACGATTATCTACTTTAGTTCTATTCATTACCCAGTAGTAATACATCTGCTTGTATTCGCCGTTTGTATCTAATCTACGTTCTGTTACATATTGATTTGTCCATCTAGGAGTTCCATCACCTGTCCAATTCTGTGGAAGTGATTTACTTTCTACCCATTCACAAACAGTTATGGAACTACCAGGAAATGCTCTACCCCAATTTTTTGCTCTTTCTTCTAATGGGCCTTGCTCATACCATGTATATTTTACTGTGCTGGTATCCCACCAAACTTTTCCTACTTGATCCTTGCCAAATAATGTTCTTGCAGAATTATAATTAACTGGATCAATGTCAGTGATATAATGTATCTCATTGTCCATAAATCCTGGTAATACACCTTTGAATGGATCCCACAAATTAAGATCAAATTCTTTGTTACCAGTTTCAGGATCATATATAATAGAATTTTGAATATAGTCTACATCTACTAATTCAGTTTGCCATCTAATAGGAACACCATATTCTAAATATGCCCAACCACCTTGTATGAATCCTGGCATAGCATCTAATGAAATATTTGCTTCTGTTGAAACAAAATTGTCAACCCATGCCTTAGGTTCTTGCACATAAATGTTTTGACTATCTACTTCTTCCCCGATAGCAAGTATATTATTGTCGTTAAATCTTTTGCTTTCAAATACCATCACTGGCGTAACTTGGTTTGATGAACCTGTCAAGAATACATTGCCTCCTTGCAGAGTTTGTAAATCGTATTCATAAACTTCCATCCAACTTTCAGCATCACCATCACCGAATAGACTGTTGTTATCATTCAAAGGAAAACGTTCAAAGTTAATTGGATTACCTGCTTGATCATTTCCATTTGTTGTTGGTTGTGGTGGCCTACCCACAGTATCGACACAAAGCATAGTCATCACTACAGCATCATCTGATACATTTCGATCCGGACCTACTAATGCACGTATTTGATCTGCTTCTAGTACTCCTAGTTGGCCAGAATCAATTAATTCTTGTACTTTTCTTTTGTATAAATCAGTAGCGGCATTTTGTGATAAGCCACCTACATCAATTGTTCCTTCTATACAGTAAGATGCTACATTATAGTCGCCCAATGGTATCTCTACCGGACCCTGTGGATCACCGGTTGGGGATTGCACTCTTATTCCTGGATACGATGTTTTAATTGTTAATGGTACAATATCTCTTCCATCATCAATAGTTGCATTGAGATCGTCTGGGTCATATCCTACGCCGCTGAATGCATCTCTCATTCTACGTGCTATGTCAGCAGGAGCATTTATTTCTTGTACTACATCTGGTAAATTCAATTGTTCTTTGATAGTGCCTTTTTCATTACAGTTTGGTACATTTTGACTTGTTAAGAATACCCTTGCACCAGTACCACCAGGTACCACTTTAGGTTTCATGTATTTTCCGTAATTGTTTACTTCATTGCCATCTTCATCTATTATGGTAGCATTAGGATCAAATTCAATTGCATATTCTTTTCGCAATAGTAAACCTAAATTGTATGCTTGTTCAGCAAAGGTTTCCCATTGTTTAGCATCTGTGGGAGGCGTTGGCCATGATGTCAATAGAGGTTCGTAATCAACTAATACAAACACACTTGGATCATATGCACCTGGACTACCATTATACTTTACCCATTTTAATTTGTCTTCTGTAGTACCATTTGGATCTCGAGGAAAGCCTGTGTATATGAATTCAGGATATTTTATCCAATCTGGGTGTTTGAAATTAGTGCCGTATTCTGGCAAGGTTCCAGTTTCATTAAACACTGTTCCTTCAGCATATTCAGGGTGTACGTCAACACCAGTTTTACCACCTGCTTCTACAATTTCGTTATCTATTGTGGCACTAAAACCTTGAATAATATTATAGGAATCTTCAATGTCACTATAAAAAATATTGTTTCTACTAGGGTCGCCTATACCTAATACCTTGGCTTTAGAACTAAAAAAGTTTTCTAAGAAAGGCTCTGTTTTTGTTATTTGTCCACTGAAGCCAATTGGTTCATAATCGTATTCTAACGGAATACCATATGTTAAATCACTTGGGAAAATTTCATATAAGCCGCGGTCTATACATTTTAGAGATGTAATTCCACCACTGTCATCTATTCCGTTAACAATAAATTTTGCTACACGTAATGGGCCTTCCATGCCTTTTGAATCTGCTGACATCTCTGCATTAGGAGATAGTAAATCTGCAAGTCCTGTTCTGTCTACACCTAAACTGGCAGGGTCAATTCCGATAAGAGCAGACAATTTTGCTGGAACTTTTTGCATGTTTGGGTTTACTGTCTCTGTCCACCAATCAACACCCTGTTCATATTCAGGAGGTGTGTTGTAGTCAGTTATCCATGTGCTTCTGGCTTCTATACTAATTCTTGTATGCCTTGGAAATACAGCATTAACAGCCTCACCACTTACAAAAGTTTGATGTTGTATTTCAAAGAAATACGGTGAGAAATTAAATGCGCCATATTGATCGTTCTCTTTTCTGATTACACTATCAACCATGTAATTGTCGTCATAAACAGCACCAGATGTTTCAGCACTGGCGTCACCTGTCATTACAAACGTAGTTCCTACAGGTGGCTTTTCTTCGTTGCACCCATAATCGCGCCAATCCACAAAACCTCTATTTTTAATAGTGTATGTGTTACCTGGAATCATTTCTGAGGCGCCAATAGTTGGTGGTGTTTCCAAAGATTCTATTTGCAGTGACTTTGGAACCCAAAATAATGTATATCTTTTGTGGCCAAACGTAATGGTATCACCTGCTTTATAATCAAGAGAGTTATCGCCTGGATCACTGTAAGTAAATGTAGAGTCGTATGCTTGTTTACGCCAATGATTAGATTCTAATTCTATCACAACTGTATCGGTGTTTTCATCTACACTGGTTACATATCCATGCCATCTAGTTGTGTTAGCAAGATCAATATCTCCACGATCTTCGTCAGCATCGTATGTGGTGTTAACAACTAGATCACCAACTTCAATACCATCTACATTATTAAGTACCAACGAATGATGCGTGTCATTTGCATTTCCTGAGTTACCAAATACATTTGCGTATGTTACGTTTGCATCTAATATTTTTGTAACGTCGTCGCTGATCGGATAGTGGCCTATTTCAACATATGATTGTGTTCTTAGTGCTTCGCCTATATCAAGGCCATTCATTAAACCATTATTATTGAGTACAATTCTGGCTCTTTCTGCTTGTCTTACATGTGGCTCAACGTCTGGATCTACCCAATAAACTCCTTGTAAGGAAGTCATGCCTCCTAAGCCTACATCAGCATTGCCGTAGCCTCGGTCTTCACGATTATCTGTTAAAGAACCATCAGGATTTCTATTCAGCGATACGATTGGGATTGTATGCGATTCACCAATAGTGGCAGGGCGGACGGAGCGAACAAACTTATCAAAAATTTCTGTTGTTCCTGTTGCGTTACCATTTACATCAAATTCCTGAACTTCTCTAGTAACCTTGTAAAGTGTATTAGGAACCACTGTCAATTGAGGTGTCCATGCATCATTGATTGTTTCGCTAACTGCAACTTTTGGTGAATAGTCAATTACTGTAACTTCTGGTGGACTATTATAATCATATCCAAAGCCACCGTTTAATAATTCAATTGATGCTATGCCGCCATTTTCATCCAATGTTCTCACAACTGCCGCGGCGCCTATGCCTGAGCCTTCACCATTGTTTCCACTAGAATCAATAACAATTTGTATATAGTTAGGATCTGTATAACCTGCACCTGCACTATCTATACAAATCATTGTTAATGGACCACGAGGATCTTGAACTGGTGTGCCACCTACTAGTCTTAAACGATCTCCAATTGCATAACCACTACCACCTGTGCTGTAAACTGATACATTAGATTCTGTTTCTGTAACTTGTGGTAACCAAACATTAGGTGCTTCACCTTTCTTGAATCCCATTGCACGTAGTTCTTCTTCTTTAGGTACGTATTCAACAAATCTTTCTAAATTTGGATCTGGGTCAAAGTCATAATACTTTGCTTTTAGAAGTTCATCAATTGTTGCATTTTCCGGGTCGTCTAATTCATCAGGTGTGTGTCTCAATGATAAAAATGGACTTCTACCTTGATCAATTAACTCTGTTTTGAGATATGATTGCGGATATGGTTTTGTACTTGATTGTGTTCCTTTTGTTACAGGATATGTTCCACCAATAACATCGTTAGCACTAAAAATTGTAGCATTTGCAGTTTTAGCAATAGTTTTATGATTATCTGCTCTTTGTTCAAAACCTCTGTTAATATGGAAGTCACCAACCTGTTTGTATTTGCCGGATCCACAACCGTTTGCAATATTAAATGGCATTCCGTCACAACTTGATAGCACTATTTCTTCGCCGCCATCTGAGCCTACTGATACTTCAGCTCTTATACCTGATCGTAAACAATTAACCTGTGTTGCAATATCTATTACACCATTGCCTCTAAAAATAACTTTACGTCCGTTTAGTAATAACTCAGAACCTCTGCTTAAACCTGTTAAGTCTCCTTGGGGTATAGTTACACTAGGTACTGGTGCTCTAAACTCAACTCTTGCTGGAGGGCCTGCCGGCTCTAAAAATCCACCTGGGCCAAACTCCAACGGAGTTATGTCTAACATCTGAACATTGTTGTATTTTATATCATCAAACGGCTCAGCATATTCCAGTGGTTCTGGAATAAAAACATCTTCTTCTTGTGTAGCACTGAAGCCTGGTGATGGTGATGCTGGTTGTGATGTAGTTGGTATTGTAGGTGTATCATCAAATGGTACTGTGATACTATCTTCTGTTTTAGGAGTACCTGACGTTATATTACTAACCGGTTGTCCGTTTACATAGTATTGTGAACCTACTTTAACTGGCTGATAACTTATAGTTCTACTTGTTTTATTGAGGTTCAATAAATTCTGTAAATTTTTTGCCCACGGTTCTTCATTTGCATCATATGATTGTAGAGGAGTAGATTCTCTAGCAATCGTTGTTAATTTTTTAGCAAGTGGTATTACAAAACCACCACTTACTCTTTGCGTGGTTTGATTAACATATCGATCAGTTGATAACTCTTGACTAAATCCAACCTCTTGTAATTCTGATAACTTGATTCTTTTTGGTGCCTTAGCAGTTGACGGTATAAATTTGTTACCGCTGTAAGGTTTAGCATAGAAAGGACTATTGTTTCCTGCTTTTACACTTCCTAACTGTTCTGGGTTGAATGCCGCAAAATATTTTTCTTTTATACTTGCGTTGTCGTCTACAACACCTTTCTTGTAATTGTAATTTGTTAAAGGAGTGTCGTTACCTTTTTGTAATTCTACACATCTATTAATAGCATCTTGTTGAGACTCACCTCCCCAATATGCATTTAGTGTTAGACAATGTGCTAATGCCTCAGAGCATGTTACTGGCTTTCTACCTTCGGCATCACTTGCTCCAACATACATTGAACCAAGTGGTGTACCAAGACATGACAGTCCTAATTTACTGCCAGTAATGGATACTTCTGGTTCGTATGGCAACACAGTTGTATCTGGTATCTCAGTAGTTAACTTTGTATATATTCTTGTGGCCGGTGCGGACTCTGCAGAAGAACTTCCTGTATTAATATAGTTACTTCCAACAGTTGTCCAAGACCCGTCAAAGTTCTCACTATCTGTAAAGTCAGCATATATTCTTTCGTAGTCAGTAGGTGGTCCTTCTAATGTTTCAAAATCACTTTCACTTACACCTCTGTATGTTTTCCAATTTGTAAATCTATTAACAAAATTGTACTCAATACCTTTAGCATTATAAATTAAGCCATAATGTCCAACACCAGGTTGCCCAGAATTCTTAAGCATTGGTGTTTTAGAAATTGCTTTATTCCAATCCTTGCCATTTAATTTATAGTGCCAATATGCAAATGCTTTGTGTTGAGCGGACTCATGCCAAATTTTAATGTATTCGGCTCTCATGTAACGCCATAAGTCACCATTTTGTTTCCAGTACTCGCTAGTCCATGGTATAATAGGTGACAGTCCAACTCCTGCCTGAATTTTGCCGCCTATAGAACCAAATGCATTTTGAGCACCTGGAATGTATGCAGGATTTCCTACTTCTACATTTTCATAAATCCATGCTGGGCTAATGTATTCAGCTCTTGCTAAAGACATATCATTAAACACACTAGTATTAAAAAACGAACCTGTGAGAATTCTTGCTAACTGTAATTCATAAAATGCATAATCTCTTTGTGATATACCTGCTGGCATACCAGGCATCTGAGTATATGGATCAGCATTTAGTATGGTGTCAGCCCAACGATCAAGTAATTGTACTTTAACATCACGATTAAATATTGTTTCAAAGAAATTTGCAGGCTTGAATGTTGACTGCAAATAATCAGTGTTGTTATTATTATGATAGCCTCTAAATACTGCTTGTCTAAAATTAAGTGAACCCATATCTTTAAGACGAGAATACTTAATAAAGTTTTTATACCATGCTTCTCTGCTATTGCTTTGACTTACATAAGTTCTATCTTCGTTGAAAATAGGAATTGGGTTGATTGTTCTAGTTGTAGGAAAATCGAAACCTACACTTCTGAAATTATTAAAAAAGTTTTGTGCTGGTATTTCAGTCCACGGATTTTGAGAAGGATTTGTATATGTTAATGTCCATTCAAATAAACTTTTTCGATAACCTGTTGGGTCTGCTAATTCTTGTGCTGTGGCAAAATTACCTGAATTCCATACACCCCATAATTCTTCTAATTCTCTGAGGTCACTAGTAAAATTAGTTAATGATCTTCCAGTGTTAAGATCTGAACCATTTAATTTTTGCCAGTCATGAAACAGCAACTCAAAGCCTGGCCATGAGTACGGATTGAGATTTCCAACTTGCGAATCTATCTCTATAGAATCAGTTGTGGTATAATTTTCAACAGCCAATTTATTTCCTCTTTCCTATATTTATCAGACTACAAAACATGGGTTATTATTTCTTCACTACCGCTTCTTGTGATGTACCATCTTGTGAACTCATATTGTGTACACATATATTTTCAACAAAATAGTTATGATGTTCACCTACATCATACAAGTGATAAACAGTTTCTGTTCTTCCAGTGTCTACAATATTTGTCACTGTAGCATTAACTTCTATACCGTGTAATATTGTATCAACTTCTAATTTTTCTGCTTGTACAGCATCGCCTGATTGAGTAATATATCCTGCACCTGGTTGTACAAAGTTTGGATCTATGTTAGCCCAATTACCATCAACAGTTCTAAATGGATGGTCTGCTGTTGTTTCTATAACAGTTCCGTTGTCTAATGTTAATTCGTATATGTTACATGTTCTTGGTGTCATTAATCCACTAACTGCTACTTCTACAATTTCATTTGTATCGGTATCTAGTGATTTGACTTTTTCACCTACTGCAACATCTTTGATTTCTTTTTGTGTGCCATCAGCCATACAAATCTTCATATTACCTGTGAAACAGCCGCCACCGCCACCGCCTCCAGGTGTGCCACCGCCGCCACCATCTGTTGGTGGTCCATCATCTTCACAACTAAAGCCTCCAAATGTTGGTATTCCTGTTATGATGCCCCCGTTGGCTCTATCACATGTCCACATAAGTCCATAGTGTCCAGGACCGCCCCTGTTACTAAACATTAATCTAGTAAAGTAGAATTTATTTGCTTCTAGGTAAACTGCTTTTTTATGTTTTTGCCACTGGTTCCACCATGATGCTTTCTTTTCGTTTGAGGTAGTCCAACCTGTTTTCATTAACCAATTAGGTGGCGGACCTGAAGTACTATTATTAACCGTACTACTACCATCTCTGTCAGACCATGTTCCATTATGTTCTACATTTGGTGTACTAATATAGTTTCTAGGATTATCAGCATCAAATCCATCATCTGTGAACCATTCTTCGTACGTACCTGCCGCCTCACCAGAAGGACCACTACCATCATCAGGAACACCTATACGTGCATGACTTTTATAAGCACCGGCTCCGTAATATGATGTAGGATATGCATTCCATATATCTAAGTCTGATTCTGCAGGACCACTTGATAACCAAACAATTAATTGGTCATCTCCCCAACCACTAAAGTAGTAAACACCAGTGTATGGTGCAAACATATAACCTTTAGCCTCGTATGAATGCTCACCTCTACCTGAATTATATTTGTGGAAACTTCTAATATTGGTAGTAAGTATTGGAGTTGAACCTGCTGTACGTGAACGCCATGGTCCCCAAATGTTATTATTATTAAAACCTTTGAAGTAATTAGGAGTAATACTGCCTAGAGAATGGTACGGCCAATATACATTATCAACTTCACGTTTATTGCCCCGCCAATCTTCACCGGATCTGCCATCTTGTGCAGAGTTATTGTTACTTCTAGTTGCTCGCCATCCTTTTAATACAGCACCATTTCTATATGCTCTACTAGGTCTATTTGTATCATCACATGTTGGGCCAGGCGGTACATAATCATCAGGTTTCTCACCTAAAAATCTTATAACTGCTTGGTTTCTAACTGTAGACGGACCGTTACCAGTATCATCAACTTCTTCAAAATAATTATACGCATCACTGAGTCTATCATAATTTGATGGATGATTTATATCGGTTAATGAGTTACCATTTGTTGACGTAAATGAAGGAACCATCATAACAGTTATGTATAATCCTTTATTACAATCAACGTTTGATGCTCTAATATAACCAATACCTTGCATGCCAAATTGATTGTTTGGATTAAAGCCTTTGCCCAGCATTGCTGTACCTATGTCGCTGTGCCAATCGGCCCATTTAACTGAGATATTATTATTATCTAAGTCTTCAATTAATCTTGTAAATGTTAAATCATTATATAGTTTAGTTTCTTTATTACCACCAGGATAAATTGCAAGTCCGCGATCGTCAGTATCAAATACTCCATCAACTTGTGTATATCTTGTATTACCTTCTGATAAATTAGAGTCAACTCCGTATCTAGATATCTGATCTCCGCTTCTTGTCGGAATATCATTTGAGTTGTTCATTGTGCTCTTGAGTAATCTAGTTTCGGGTCTATTTAACCAGTCAATTAAAAACGTTCTTGAACTAAATGCTTTGTTGGCATTGCCGTCCCACAATGGTTGATCACTTTGCCAAACAACATATCCAGTAGCATTACCAAATGGTTTGTCTTTGTTAGCATTATTCTCAATATGAGAATTTATAAATAGATCTACTGTTCCTGATGTGGCAATTTTAACTGATTTACCAAAGAACATGTTGAGTTTTCCATCACCATTTTGATAACGAGCCCCGTCGAAGAATACGCAACTTGAAGCATCTTGTATTAACAAATCAGTAATACTGCTCTTTTCGCTCTGAGTCTTATCGCTACTTGGTACACTACCAGGATTACATCCTGATTCAATATTATCACTTATAGATTCGTACAACATCATTGTTTCTTTATCAGTACAACTTCCAGGTGCAGTTGTTCCAGGAGGAGTAGGATCGTCAGGTGTTGTAATAGACAAACATGGTCCAGGTGCTTGTGTAAGTTTTGCTAAAGTATTCACAGGAGCACCACCTTCTCCAGTAGGCACACTTTGGAATCCAAGTTGTTGTTCTAGTTCACCACTGCTCAATAATCTAGTATTACTTAAACTGTAATTTTGTGAACTTCCCTCAACTGGTATAGGTGTTGCACTTCTAGTTAATGCTGGCAAATCTACAACTAATGTATCATCACCGCCTGTGCTACCACTGCCAGTTTCTACAGGGTCAAATTGATCTATGTAAGAATCAATATCTGTTTGATCACCATTGTTTTGTTGGATAGCATAATCAACTGTAACATTGTTCCAGCCTTTGCCTGCCCAACCAGTATCTGGTATTAATCTTCTTGTAATTGCATTTGGCGGTAATTCTGTAAGTCTAATATACTTAACACGTACAACTGTTCCATCGTAGTCACTGTATATTGGTGCTGGTGCGCCATCGGCATCAAGTTGATCATAATTATAACCTGTTATCTGTTGCACGTATGTAAATGATTCTGTCCAAAAACATGCAACAAAAATATGTTCAGGTCTCAATTTAGTATTATCAACATCATTGTTGCCTTCGGTGGCAATGTTATCTAATACAAGTTCTTCTATTTCTAAGTAGTCCCACCACTCTTCATCAAAGAAGAAATTGTAGTCTATCTCTTTGTCTATACCGTTTATGTCTTCGAATATACCATCCCAAAATGCTTGATTAGAATCACCGTCTCTGGATCTAGTATCAGGTGTTAGTGCTACTAGCTCATCTTCAGTATACCTAGTTCCATTGATTTCGTAAATACGTCTATTACTATTATATACTGTAGGTAAAATATTAAACCTTCTGCTGTATTTGAATCTAGCAATAGGTTTATCGTATGTAAGACCTGAAACATCAGGATAATCTAACACATCGTGATCATCGTCTACTTGATAATACCCACTACCATATCCTAATGATTCGGTATCTATTGCTCCAGGACCGCCTGAAGTTGGTGCCCATTGCCCTGGTGCTAATCCTGGGGTCCATAAAAGGAATCTACCAAATCCTGTTTGCGGCACATATAATTCTTCACCCTCGGCTCCACCTGGTAGGACGCCACCTGGTTCGCCTGGAGCATAATCTAAAAACGTTGATGGTTTGGCCTGTGTACCAATTGGCAATGCTGTAAAGTTTGCTACTCTATCTGAATTATTTCCGCCTGCTAATGCAAAAGGTTCTGGGATCAATTGTGGACCAACATACGCCGCAGGTTCAACTGCACTTAGATTTATAATGTTTTTTGTTTTTCTCAATCTAATAGGATCTTTTGGATCACTGATTTTATTATCTGAATCTATTGAAGGCAATATTTCATTTCTCCAATAGTAATCTGTTGTATCATACTGGCCAAAATCAGCATATCTATTGATTGTTGCATTAAAGTCATGATCTAAATTAGGCGGATTGCTTTCATCAACTTTAGCATAGTATACGTGATTGTCTGTATTTTGTACTGCTTGATAAATTAAAAATACATTTTCGTTTTTGATTGCACGTAATCTATATGCAGGTATTGTAATTTCATCTGAGCCTGCAGTAAAAGTTTTATTGTCAAGCATATTATATGTTTGTTGTTTTCTGACAGGTCTCCATGGTCTGTTACTATTTGCACTACCAGGAATTTGTTTTAACACAAAATCTTCTCTGACCGTCACTGGAGAATTGTTTAACACACTTTGAGGAACATGAAACTCTGGCATTGGTGGCACAGATTGATCACCTAATGAGTTTACAATTTCACCATTTTTAATAATAGTAAATTCTGGTACGTATTGCTGAATTTCGTTATCCCAAACATAATTAATATCTTCTTTGGTATATCTAAGACCGTAAATAGGACCTGATTGTTTTGCTCCTTTGTAGAATGCAGGATCAATTCTGGATTCATCGTCTGAACCAAGCACCATTGAACCAGTTACATAATTCTGTTCAATGTTGTTTAGTGCCTCAGTGCTTAACACATAAGGACCATAATCATGTATTAATGGTGCTGGCGTATCACCAACAACAGGTAACCACGGACTTCTCAGCATTGGTATTTTCAATTGCATTGCAGGTAATCCTGTTTTTGGATTCACTGTGGTCATACTTGATGGATCGGTAAAACTTTGTTTTAGTTTAATAGTCCTGTTAAGATCATTTTCTAATGCCTGTGGGTTATTGTAACTTGTTAAGTGTTGCTGTGAACCTTTGAGAGTTACAACTCCTTGGTCAATTGTGCTTAACTGTGGATATAAAATATCTCTACCAATATCACGTTGTATATCAACGTCGACACTGATAGTTGTGTCCGCTGGTAAGGCATCAGGATGAATTGCACACACTGTACCGTCTTCAACGACACTTACAAATCTTGGATTTACAATTTGGCTATTGCTAGTATACTTAACTAACGTTTCTGTTAAGTCTGTACTTCTAGTAAGACCAACAGTGTTTGTTGAGTTTGCATAATCAGCATTTATGTTACCTGCTTCATAAGGAACACTACCGTTTATTGTGCCAATTTTGTGATCATAATAAACTTGAGTTTTACTGGTTTTTGCCCAACGATTGTTTATGTATAATTCTGTTGGTGTTACCTTGTCTATTTTATAAATTTGGTTGTATGTTTTTGGATTAGCAAAATGCACAGCAATTCTTTTACCATACTCAGCATATAATGGTGATATGCCATGATCACTAACAGTTTTAATTTTAATACCTTCTGTGCTTACAGTTCCTGATTGGAAATCAAATGTAAATGGTGATGGTATTGTGATATTGCCATTTTCAGATGACTTAACTCTAAACATACCTTCGAAGTTATTTGCATTGACTCTAACTATATCTCCACCGTTAATTGGTATTAAACTATCACCAGTAACAAGTTTTGTATCGTTCAAGTGTCTAACAGATACTCCGTTACCATCAACACTGTTAGGTCTAGTAATAGTAAAACTTCTCTGAGTAACATTACTAACAACAAAATATCTACCAGTGCTAGGTGAGTAATCTTTGTATGACTTAATTTGGAATGCTAAATTATTAATGTTGCTAACAACATCGGCATCTTCTAATAACGGCTCATTGATATGTAACAATGCACTTGTAGAGTTCTGTGAGTATCCAATTACAGTGTGATCGTTTTGGAACAATGAATTAATCTTGTTTATAGTTGATGTGTTTGCTTCACTAGGCAAACCAAATATTGTGTCAACATTTATGCTACCTGTGATAACAACTTTGGTTTTTAGGAAAGTACCATCATCTATAATATTTTGATCAATTTCTGCATTACCAAAGTCCATGTTTGGTGTTGCAGTTGCTGAACCTGAAATACTTATTGTAGGTGTACTGGTGTAACCTACGCCGCCATTGTTAACTGTTAGGCTTGTTACTTTTGCATTTAGTACTGCTTCACCACTGAAGCCTGTACCGTCACCATGTATTATAACTGCTGGTGGTTGTGTGTATCCTGAACCAATATTGGTAACTATTGCTCTTACGTTACCTTGTATGATTGGCACTGCGGTTGCACCTGAGCCACCACTACCACTAATTGTTACACTAGGAAGGCTACCACTATCATACCCGCTACCACCATTGGTCACGTTGATATTAAGTATCTCTCCTGTGGATGGATCAACATCAAAATCTCTTACTTCTGCTGTGCCACTTCCACTTACTGTAACAGTAACAGCCTGAGTTGGATTACCACTGGAATCATACAAATAACCTGAACCACCGTCTGTGACTGTAAAGCCCACAAGTTCTGCATCAAAAATTTCAGTTCTAACAGTTGCACCAGTACCGCCACCGCCACCTAGTGTGACGTTTGCAGTTTGGAAGTTGTTGTCGGTTACAATGTTTACAGTGCTAACATTACCTTCTATACCTGCTGTGATATTTGCACCCAAGTCAGGTGATACTGTAACTGTAGGAGGTTCATTATATCCAGAACCTGCACTTGTTATTGTTAAATTAGCAATGCTTGTTGGGTTAAGTGATACGTTACCTGATGAAACTGTTGCAACCACTGTATCTCTTTGAACAGTTGTTCCTACATTATCTATAATCTGAACAGCGTCACCATTTCCTATGGTGCCAACAGAGCCAGTTAATTGCAATGTGTTACCGTCACTGGTAGGTAAAACTCTAGCACGTAAACCAGAATAAACTTGGCTAATAGCCGGCTCAGTGGATGCAATGTTAAATGCATTCAATGGTCCAATGGATTGTATCCTTGCTTCAATCTGCCTTGGTGCTTCAAAACCTTTTACTTTGCTGGTTGCTTCTCTGATTATTTTTTCGTTATTCCATAGTACAATATTGTCATTTACATTTGCATTTTGTAGAGATAACACAAAGTCTAAATACTTTCCTGTATTATTCTCACCAATTTGGTTGCTGTCTATGTATGATAACAAACTGTAGTTTGTAAACAGACTTACATTACCAGATGTTGATCTTTCTAAATAGTTTACTTTTGTACTTGCTGATTCACTTAATACATCATCACCTGCAGGCATTAATTCATATACATTCCAATCTTCGTTCTCAGACTTTGCAACATGAATGTAATCATTTTGCTTGGGTTTGAAAATAAAATCATCTCTGTATAAATCACTTAAACTTTGTACATCAAATGCTAAGAAATTAACATTTGCAGAGTTTACATAACCTGCATTACTAATCTTAGGATAGTTACTGTCAGTCATGCCTAACAGATCAACATTTGCAGTTGTTGGCCAAAGTTTACTAATTTTAGTACCTTCAGGTTTTTTCAAGAATCTTGTTGAATCATCAATGTCAAATACTACTATATCTTTTGACGTTGATGGCACAACATCATATGTTCGTTTAATACCAACACGTGGTGCAATACCTTCTTTAGCAGTGACTTTTATTCTTACAGTAGATTCTGGTAAGTCGCCAACAAACTTATCAGTAAATTGCAATGTTGGTCTTTCTGTAATTTGAATAGTGCTACCTTCTTTTAAGGTATAGTATGTATCTCTTTGTTGACCATTAGCATCAGTGTCTATCGGTGGATTTATGTCTGGTGTTAACACAGTGTTTGGTAACAACGAAATGTCATTAAATGTAATTCCGCTAGTCGTCAATGTAAATACATTACCGTCAGAAACAACTTCGCCGTCTGATGTATATGTACTTGGCGAGTTAAAAATTTGTACATTGTTAATGTATACTTCAACGTATTTGTATTGGCTATTACTGCCTTTGATTAAATTACTTGATGCTATATTATTACTACCTGGGAAGGCAAGTGTAACACTGTTATTCAACAAAGCAAACGCATTGTTATTTGCATCAGCAATAGTGTTTATATCCAAACTTGGGTAATCAGCAGATGTTGTAATTTGAAAATTAGAACCTTTATCAAAAGTCCAATATACATCTAATGCATTAAATTCGTCTACACGTGGTACATTTACATCGTCTACCTCAACAACAATGTCATTTGCATTAGTCTCATAATTAGAATCAGTATTTGCTAATGCGCCTACTAGACTGAATTTTTGTTGTGGTTGGTATCTAGCATTTGTGATTCCAATGTTTGCACCGTCTACTACAGTAAAATCACTTCCAGATAATGTTATTAAATCTTTAGCAATCAATGTAGTAATATTTGCATCGTCATCAGTATCAGTGTAATTTGAAATACTTGATGCTGTAATATTAACGTTTAGTAAAGCATTGCTATTAATTGCTGTAGCAATGTTTGCACCTGTTACATTTGCACTGCCATTTGAATTTGTAACATTTAGTGCTACTGTAGTGTCAGTAACATGATCTGTTAATTCAAGTCTCATTGATGTAGTATCAGTAATATAAGTATTACCAATTACTAATGCTTTGTCTAAAACTGTTTCAACTTCGTTAATTAAAACATTTGATGCTACCACACGAGCCGCTAATGACTCAGGATTATTATAACCAGAGCCTCCGTCTGTTACAACAATTCTTTCCAGTTTATTATTGTTATCTAATCTAACAACGGCTGTCGCTTGTTTTCCTTTTGGATCACTAGGCATTGATATTTCAATTACAGGAAGTTTTTCGTATTGATATCTTGCTTCAAATACATCAATACGCTCGATACAATTAGTTGTACTTTGTGGATAGTCTAATTTTATTAATTGACTACTCTGTTTGAAATCTGATTTGTAAAGTTTTAGTTCAATATTTTGTTTGTTTTTGGTATTACCAAAATCGCCAACACGTAACGCCCATTCGTCGAATACAGTAATGTTGCCTTGAACAATGCTGTTACTATTTGCTAAACGTGTTAAACTTTCTTTGGTACCTTTATTTTGAATCATACCTTGATAGAATTCAAATTGTTGTTCGTCAAGCACATCTAATTCTGTTAGATAACTTTTTTCTTGGTACCCAAATAATGCTCTACTTTGTTCGTATAATTGTTTTTCAACAGGCACAAAACCTAGTTCATGGTAACGTCCTAAACTTTCTGCCATATTATCTAAGTTTGGTCTCAACTCGTCACCGTCTATAATAAATCCTTCTGAGAAGAATTTACCAGTCCAATTTCTTGTTCTGTTTGCTTTAAGTTTTATCCTCTTGTGTCTTTGATCATGTACATCGTCAAATATAACATCAGCAAACACTGTGTTATTATCAAATACTAAAGCATGTTCTATTTCTTTTGTGAATAACATGCAACCATAAATTTGTTGTCCTACAGGAGGTATGATTTCTATCTCAGAATTTTCTCTGTTGATTTGACATTTTGTAGGATCAATAACAGCACCTGCTTGATCCATTAGTGCAAACTGATCTCTGTCTGTTCTATTAATCTTTGCAATAAAACCACGTGGCGCAGTAAAACGTAAACGTCTTGCTAGTGGTGATAACTCAATAGTGTTACCAATTTCCCATTTACCTGTAGTCCAGAATAAGAATTGCTTACCTGCATACATCCAATCGTTAACATCGTTTATTGCACCATCAAATTCGCCAAAGTCAAAACCTTCTTGATTATTGTATGCACCCAATCCTACTAGGAAATCAAATACTTCTTGTACCAAAGTATATTCTGTATCATAATATACTCTAGTTGGTATAGTCTTACGAACACTGTACAATGCCGCTTCTGCACCGTTTTGTTGTGGTAACTTACTTAAACTATTCCAATACTTTAATTCAAATGTAGAACCTGATGTTACATTTAATTTTGCTCTATAATAATTTCTATTGTTTTCTACAATAGTTCCTTTGGCATAACTTTTGCCAGGTTCCCACTGTACATGCGGTGCTGGCTCTCCGCCTACTGATATACTAGATTTTGGACTCTTTGGATCAATAGGTAAAACATTGAAGTAACCTCTGTTCTTGTCAAAGCCTCTAATTATGTATCCGGTTGCACTTTTCTCAATTACAACACCACTGTAGAAACTTCTTGTTTTATAGTTACTGCTATGCAGGTTGACATTTATGTTTTCTTGTGGTATAATAAGACTTGTTGCATTTCCATCATTACTATATTGGTCTGTTCTTGCAACCATTGTGTCTTTGTCAACAAAGCCACTCATTCTTTGTGCTAAGTTAGTATTGAGTGTACGCATCTTAACTGCAAAGTCATCACTGATATTTAGGTTTTGGAATTGTAACCAAGTGTATATAAACTGACTATAACCAATTGCTGTGGTGAATTTTTTATTTTGATCTAGTTCGCCGTGTATTAAAAATTCTGCAGTATCATAAAACTTCCAAGTTTCTCCTGTGTCCTTATTTAGAAGATATTGATTATTACAACTAGGTCTATGTAGTACAACAGGGTTACTAAAAAATGTTGCAAACAAACCTGGTCTTGCTAACAATAGAGCTTCGGACATTGCAAATGGAAATTCTTCAGTACTTCTCCATGCATATTCTGTAGGACTGCAATCACCGAATGCCCATCGGCTGTCGACACCATCATTTGTGGTTACACTGATATCTTTTGTGCTTCTAATATATTCTGGAGCATCAGTATCAAAATAGCCGCTGTTTCTATTATTGTCAGCAGTGTCGAGAACAACAGTTAATATAGCTCTGTAACCGTCACCTTGTATTGTTGCCTGTGCCTTTGTATAATTAGAACCTGGATTTGTAATAGTAATTGCTTGTATACTACCATCAACAATAGTTGCCGTTGCAGTTGCACCAGTACCATCGCCTGTTATAGCAACTGTAGCATTAGTGTATTGTCCACCTTTGTTTACAATGTTGATTTCTTTTATTAATCCAGTGTCATGTGCATTAGAATAAAAATTGTTTTGGTATACATTGTTACCTGATGTTCCTGCACCACTTCCGCCACCAACATGGTATGGGAAAGTAGGCTTGTTGTTTTCATCTACTGTGGCAACATAAAATCTAATTTTAGTATCTGGAGAATCTGGTGTTTTTGCATATCTCACATTGTAACTATTTGTATAAGTATCACCACTGCCAGTTGGTTCCCAATCCTCTACAAATTGGCCAGTGTATGCTCCGCCTGGTCCTGTTAGTCTTGAACCAGATCTTACATTCCATGGTGATTGAATTCTTGTTATAGCACTTGTGGAGTCATCAGGATCTGCATATCCATATGGTCCATAAATTGGTAAGCCGTCGAGTGCCCAACCTACTATTGGTGAGTGCTCTGTGGTACTCCACTCGCTTAATCCTACTACACGTGGACTGAACACATGATAATGTAATATACCATCATCAGCACTCGCATGTTCTGTTTCGTCGTCATTGTGTTCTTTTGTAACAGTTGAGTAGTGCCACTCATCTTCGTTGTTCCAAGATTCTTTAGAATGTATATTGTAAACAGGAATACCGTTAATAGCAACAGCAACAGGTCCGGAGCCTTGCTTGTCTGTATTTCCTATTGCTGAAATCTGTTGAAGATCTCGTTTTGGAATATTGTATGTTACTTCGTTGAACTCTACTGTATCACCGTCAAGTGTAGCATGTCCTGAATGCTCATAGTGTAAGCCATCAATACTGTGATTAGGTATTGTATTACTTTTAACATACAAATTGCTATTATCTACAGACACCGACAGTCCATCAATTCTATTAAATGATGTTGCTTGTATATCTGTTATTACATTAACAAATTCATTATTCCATGTTTGGGCCAATGATGTTGTTTCAGTAGATACAATATCTGCTGGTGCAATTAATTCTCCACTAGAATTAACTGGTAGTACTTCATGTAATCCTATTCTTCTAAAAGGATTATTATTTTTATACAAGTTGTTGTAAAGGTTTGCTCTAGGTCCTTTTCTAATTATACCATTCTCTAAGTCGTCCCACAGTTTTGTATTTGTAGGTGTATAATCAATTATTGGACTTACTTTATTAACATCAGTGGGTGCATATAAAGCATACTCAGTGTCCCACCAAAGTGGCTTTTCTGTAAAGCCTAGCATTTCCCATGGATGTGTATGAGGCTTTATGGTGTCGTAATAATATAAGTAAAAGCCTTTCCAGTGTCCAGGAAGTTGAGAACCATTTCCATAGTTCCAAGTAAATTTATCATTCTCAGAATAAAATTCATTTGCTGTGCCGTTGAGATTATTTCTAAGTAACCAGGTAGCATATGAACTGACCATTAGGTCATTAAACTCTTTATATTCTAAAGTTTCTTTTCTAAATGCACCATTCTGTGAACTGAATACACTGTGCTCTGGCATACTGTTATTTGTTCTAAATTCTGCCTTTGCACTGTTATAAATCCTCTTTTCAAATTCTAATAATAAGTCGTCACGCAGATCTCCCTTGGTAGGAGTTTTACTTCCGTCATGTCCAATAATAATATCAAGCGGTGTAGAGAAACTATTGTCTGTTGTTATCTCTGGCTGGAACAATGGATATAAACCCATTGTGCTAGGTGTTGGAGGACATTGGGCACTGTCTCTTTCTGCGTCATACAACTTGAATAAAATGATGTCTGCTGAACTTAAAGGTACATTATCAAGTATGGTAATTGTGATAGGACTAAATGAACTTATCACATAATCATGTTCAACTGTTAGTAATTTTTGATTGTGGTACACTAATAAACTATTTTCAAGTTTGTCTAAATCAGCATCGTATAAACTTGTAAATGTTCTATCTGCTGTTGAAGTTGGTATACCTACTACGAATTCTTCTTCTCGGTAATTATCACCATATGGTAAAATATATGTTCTATTGAAAACATCTCTACCAACTTTATATGTTTGTGCAATTCTAATAATTTGTTCTAAGAGATCGCCTGTTGAAATACCATCTGTATCTTTGGTATCATAATACTTGTTTATTTCATTCTTGATTCTGTTCTTAAATTTAGTATACTCGGACCTATTAAATCTCATTGCATCAATAAGATTATGTGGCTGATCATCTAGTAGGAATGCACCAAGAATAGTATTTTGGTCTGCATTAGTAATCCTATTTGCAAACATATCTTCTTTAACAATACTGTCCGAGTTATTAGAGCCAAATTTTAATCCATCAAATTCTTTTTGATTACTGATGTAATCACTAAAGTGCTCCATGTACTCTGGTTCACTAATACTGATAATATCTTGTTTTAGAACATTATTTTTCCAACTCAATGGTAAATCATATTTTGGTATGTTCTGGTCGTCTATTAATCCTTCATCGCTGTTTACACTGATCTCTAAAATATCATTTGCTTTGTATGTTACATTGTCAAGTCTTATGAAACCTTTGTTACTAGGAAAATATTGAAACCCAGTTAATGGATTGCCGTTGAGCGTGATTTCAATTTCGTATCCACTATTAAATTTAGGATTTGTTTTAGGTACGGCTCCAATATAAAAATCTTTAATTTGTCTATCAACAACAGGCTGTGCTAAATTGTATGTTGCAATAATTTTTTGCACATGTGGTTGTTGTACATGTTTCCAGTATGCATGATACTCTACTACCTGCTTATCAAGTTTATAAAATTTATAACCGTTTATAGATTTACTTGATGTTCCACCAAAAGGAATGTAATTGTAATTACTTGTTTTTTGAAAATTTTGAAATAAAATTTCTGAACTTGATTTGAACTGCTTGTATACAAGAGGGAAACCTAGTTCTTTGTCATTGACTGTGCTTACACTAAGATTTGATTCTTGTGATGATAAATCAACTGCATACCCAAAAATCTTATTACCAGTAAAACTGTTTTGAGGGTATACATCGTTGTCGCCAATATACTGTCCTTTGTTATCATATAAATTAAACAGTGGTTCTTGATTGACTCTTGATTTATGCTGTGTCTGTTCCCATCCTCTTCCGGTCCAGTAATATTCAGAACCTAGGTATTTTGAACCAGACTTTACTAAAACCACGTCACCGTTAGTTGGCTCTAGTGGAATAAAATTATCTTTACCATCTGGTACGCCTGTTGGGCTATTAGGACTTGCTACACGTGATAATCTTATTGCACCTGAGTTAACTGATGCATAATAAATGTATTTAGACACTTCTAAACTTTCATTAGGGAAGATAATATATGCGCCTTCTATGCCAACATTATCTATAAACTGTCCTGCATCTATTCCATTTATATCACTGTATGAAAAATCAGCGGCTGATATCTCTACACTGTATAGCAAAGAATTACCGTGTTCATATAATTCTAATTCTTTATCAAATTCTATTATAGGTCTGTTTGCACGTTTTGTTTTTTCAGGTATAACATCACCTGCGTCTCTGAAGTTTTCAATATGATACCAGTGATTTACTCTGCTCCATGCATTTTTATTTTTTGCGCCTCTTTCTTGCAGGATATAATCTTTTTCCCATGCAACTGAAGTATCTAGTCTGTATGATACTGGATTGTTAGCAGTGAACTCAGTTAGTGTAATTGAATCTCCTACACCAGAAACAATAAAGTTTTTAGATGTTTGGCTTGCAGGAATTACATAGTCTCCTGCAAATGTTACTATCATGCCGTTTCTCATAGGCATACCATCTGGCAATGCATATGATTTTTTGCCCAGTATATCTAAATTAATGTCAATGTAATTAGATGCTGTACCACTTACTGTAATAACTGAAGGTCCTTCTGGTACCCAATAGTATTCTTGATAGTTAATAAATTTGTCAGCATTTATTGGTGGCAAATATGTGCTATATCTATCAGAAAATAACTTGTTGTGATTTTTAGTTTGTACACCATAACTTTTAAGTAGATCAATAAACTCGTCATAAAAAATTAAATTTTCAGGTTTATTAGTATCAACAGTTTTAGTATTGATTGTTGGAGACAAACTATAGAAACGTTTTGATGCTGTAGGTTGTACAATGTATGCACCTTCAACATCGTGGTCAACACCACGTTGGTTACCTATAAAGCCTTTGACTAATTCTACGTTAGCCTTACTGAATAATTGCTCAACTGTGTTATCAAAGAAATTTTTGATAGCATTAGTTTGATGAACTACTGGTAACTTCTTATAAATCTTATCAGACATTAGTAACCACTGCCTCCACTTGAATTACTTGAACCACTTGACCCAGTTCCAGTAGAAGTATCTGTGGTGGTGGTAGCAGAATCTGTTATTTGGTAATTTCCATGATAGTATGTTACACCGTTAGGCATATAGAATGTCTGTCCAAAGAAATTGTGGGTATGCGTTGTACCATTACCTGCTAGTTCTGCAATCTCTTTTGATGAGTACAATGGATAATATCCTTCAATGGCGTAAGGGCCTGCTTCTTTGGTTGCATTTGCATACCTACTGCCTATAGCAATCTCTTCTTCTAAGTCCGTATTACTTAACGTTTTACTGTCTAATCTGCTGATGATTTCGATATCATTTACTGTAGCAGTACTTAAGAATAATTCATTAGGCTCTGACTTGACTTGGAACATTTCTCCAAACTTACCTGTGCTGTTCTTTGGCAAAATTACAATACTACCAATTGCACTTCCCAACTGCTGGTGAATATATGTGCTTAGTTCTGTAAAGTAAAATGTTTCTCCGAAGTCCCAATTTTTAACATTGAAGTATTGATTTATAACACTAATAATTCTAGTCTTTAATTCATTGTCACTAAATTGATCAGACAATTTAATAACTCTGAATTTTGCTTTCAGTTTATTGTTTGCTTTGTTACCAAACAACAACTTAAACTTAGCACTTCTAAATACAAGACTGTCTGTAGCATTTTTATAATCATTTAACTTTTCAAACTCAATGTTCAATTGATTGCTTGTAGGCTCTAATGGAAATTCAGAGTCTTGTCTGTTTTGCCATTTGAGAACTTCTTCGTAATAAGTTGTGGTCAACATTACCATTTCAATTACATTGCTTATGCTAGGATCAATTCTCACATCGTTTGGTGCAACATGATTCCATTTAATAATTGCATTTTCTTTTATGCTGGATAATGTATTTTGAGTTTGTCCTCTGCCTAATCTAGTAAAATAATCTGCGGCTTCTATTAATTTTGTTTCTGTAATAGAAGTACCAATTGGTGTAAGTTGATATGTTTTATCTTCTTCTGTAACATATATAACTAACCCAGATGCATTAGATTTGTTTTCAAATTGCTCTGCTAATGCTTTTGTTTTAACAACAATCCAATCTAATTCATTTAATATATATTGTCTATTGAAACTACCTGGCGATAAAATGTTTCTTGTGTTTGAAATATCAAGCACTGTTTCATTTCTTAGATCAGCAATTTTTCCTTCGAATGGTCTATTATATCTATAGCCATCAAAGTCAGTGTAGTATTCAAAGAAAACTAAATCTGTTTTGTCTGCAAATTCTGCAAACTGCAATGGATAATCTGGTACTAAGTCGCCGTCAGTGTCTACTGGTGCAACTTTAATTTTACGAGCATCTATATAACCGTCTGCTTCTTTGAACACGTCTACAACGTCCCACACAATTGGTCTGCTTAACTTATCTCTGTTATTTTCATAGTAGACATTTAATTTATCAGTACTAATATTGCCACTAGTGTCTGACAAATATAGATAGTCTGAATTTTGTAAATCAGTATATCTTAGTGTTCCTGTTCTGGTAACTGAGTCCCATTTTGTAAATAGTATTCTACCAAAATTGTCTGGTATAGCAATACCATTTTTGTCTGTTGCCTGTGGAGATGTGTCTCCTAAATTTGCTTGTATAAATTGTTCAGTTGACAGCGACCCGTTCACTTGTAACTGTTTGTACATAACAAATGCTACAGCACCACTGTCGTCAACTATATCAGAACCAAATGTAGTTGCATTAAAATTAATATCTATGTAACTAGGCATTGAACTGATTTTGCCTGTGTTAGGTTGTACAACAACATTTGTTTCAGATGAAACACCACCTGAACTGCTATATGTATTCAGTGCTACTACTGCATCATTTACAAATAGATTTCTGTCTCTATAACTTTGTGCAGTTGCACCTACGTCAGTTCTAAGTATACCAAAGTTACTTACCCAAGACACTTCTACATCTTCCCAAGTTGTGTCTCTGGTTCTCAACGGTATGTCAACAACTCTACCACGTGGTACAGTAGAAACACCAATGGTTTCATTGTTCCATGCTGACCCAGTCCATGCAAACGATTCTGTTTCTCCTGGTCTGGTATTTACTGTAGTGAAAATTACACTGTCACGTTTACTTCTATTATTAGAGTCTAACACTTTAATACTTTTAGTATTGTAGAATTTAAGATCGCCTTTGCTTTGTATAACGTAATCAAACCCTCTGGTGATCAAGTTATACTTGTAATTTTTGTTGTCCATTGCGGAATATTCCATAAACAATAACCAACTGTCATTTCCTCTATAGTCTGTATCTATAGAAAACGTATTTGTTTTTGTTGCTGAAGTAATGTTAGATGAATCAATAAGATACCAACTGTCTTTTAATAAATCGTATCCTAATGCAAAACTTTCTTCTGCTTTAATTTTGCTTACAATTAAAGATGCTTCAGTGGTTGAGAATTGTTTTCTCAACGATGGTATAACTTCAACTAGTCTATATCCTGTCGGTACGTCATCACTTAATGTCCAAGGACCAACTCCTGTTGACAATGCACTTGACAGTGCGCCATTGTTATTAATCTTGGTTGCTCTTGCCCAAATAAATTCTGATGTGTTGCTAGGATTAACAAATTTCAAAAAGCAATTTTCTTTTAGCGGTAATAATTTATTACCATATGTATTATAGATATCTGTACCTATAGCAGGATTGTTTATGAGCACACCTGTTGTACCTGTAGTAAATTGCTCAGTTAAATATCCTGAGGTGCCTTTTGTTTTAGATGGTTGTGTATTCCACAACACGTTATCTGCAACTGTATACTTAAATGTGTTTACACTACCATTTGCTGTAGGATCAGTGTAAAGATTTCTCATCGAATAGTACACAAAGTTGTTCAACGATAAAGTTTTTAATTTGTTAGTTAAGATACTTGCAGTTATTTCTACAGGAGTAGAAGTATCATTTACAAATACCTGCTCACTTTCACTTGCATCATCTATGTACAAAAATGCATCGTTGGCAAATGTTTCAACGCTCTTATATGTTCCTGTGGGATCGTTGATGTCTATATATCTGCTATGTCCACTGTGAGTTCTATTAATTGCTTTCATCTTAGTGATGTTAGTGCTTTGACTCTGTGGGAAAACATTATAGTCTTGAGCACTTACCATTCTATTTTGTGTATAGAATACTTGTGGTGCTCTTTCTTTGATAGCACTTAAACTTTCACTTGGAGAACTATTTCTAATTGGCTCCATGAGATCGAATGTTATTGTTAATCCAAAATCTTTGCCATCTTCGTTTTTGTAAGGTACTGTAACTGATTTATTTTTTGCATCATTTGGCTTGATTACAAATCTAGTAGGAGAACTAACTCTGTGCCAAAGTCTAAAAATACCGTTTGGTATGTTTGCAAAGTTTCCATCACTGAATCTCAAAGTGATTCCTTGATTACCTTTGTTTTCAATTGCATACAAATTACGTGTATCCAAAGATGAACTAGTGTAGTTTAATGTTTGTCCAATAGTGTTTGGAATGCTAGTCCACTTGTTTTTAACTGTACCGTTAGCATTGATTTCTTGGAGGTAAACATCGTCCTCGTTGATGTCAGTTTTGCTAATAGTTTCTTGTCTATTTTCTACTGGCGTTGTGAAATTAAAATCCTGTGATTGCAATTCGCCTTGTTTAAGCATAACAAAGAAACCAGTATCTTTACTGCTTAATCCTTTGCTGTCATTTCTATAAATCATATGGAAGGGATTAATAGGATCTGGATGTCTCTCAAAAAATGAATCGTTGTCTTTCAAATCTGGATTCACAATGTTGAAATTTCTTTTAACACCATTAACAGAAATAGGAACATTATATGTAATAGGTGCATTCATTGGCGTATTCAATTGATACAGCTCTGCAGGAATATCATTAATGATACCTTCTTTAACAGGTGCTGAGAATCTGTTTGTTTTGCTCATTGCACTGTTTAGTATTGTAATAAATTGCTCGTAACTTTGACTGTTATTGGAATCGTCCCAATAAATTGTCTTACCAGACAAACTAGTGCCTAAACTATCTGAGATAGGTTCATTGGTTCTTATACTGGTGACTTTCATTAAGCCACTAGCAGGAATGTTTCTTTTTGGATTGTAACCCAACATACGAGCTAGTTTGAATACACTATCTCTACTTTCAGCAGTTTCTAAAAAGTTCTCTCTGCTGTTAAGATCCATTCTAAACGCAAGTGATTGTGACAGGTATGCTAACAAGTCAATGATAGCAATAAATTCTGAGCTATCAATATAATCATTAAAATTTTCAGGATAGTTTTTTCTGATGTAATCTACTAGAGAAGTTCTGATTGTATCAAAATCGTATGCTTGAAAATTTATTTTAGTATATGCTTTATATGCAACTTTCCAATCTTCTGCCGCAAATAAATTATTTTGTCTATTAATTGCCATTACAATCCTTCCGAAATATTTCTTATGTACTCAACGTAGAGTGTATCGGTGGTATTAAGAGGTACAAACTTAAATTCAACTTCTGCACGAATCACATGATCGAGTACCACCACGTTAAGAGATTTCATTTCTGCTCTAGGATCTCTCTTAAAGATTTTTTCTATATCTTCTTCTACCTCTTTTTGTAATTTGGGTGTGCTAGGTTCCATGAGTAAATCCCATATAATAGAACCAAACTTTGGATTCATAACTCTTTCGCCTCTGCGAGTGTAAAGTTCGTTCATCAAGTCACGTTTAACTAATTCGCTACCTGTTAGTGTATAAGGTGCATAGTTATCCACAGTGCTGAATCCAATAAAGTTTACCATACAAGTATTTATCTAAATTATTAAAACTAGTTTTAATTGCCAAAAACTCTTGACAATCGCCTTTATATGTGCTTAAATACATACAAGCACTAAAGAGTGTGAAACCCTAAACCCACAGAACGAGGATGCTTGAATGCGTCGGTTAGCAAAAAAGTTCAGAGATATCTGGGCTGTGGCTGAACAACGTAACAAACAAGAGTCGAGCAGATTCCATCAAATCTATGAAACCAAAAAAGGCTTTGTTGAGATGGGTATCTATGACCACAAAACGAAAAAGTATGTTACGTTCAACACAATCAATCTGGTAGGAAACTTCAGATATGAGAATGTTGAGTTTCCCACTGAATTTTCAGAGATGGAAACACTAGTGTTGTCATGAACTAAAAGAAGGGGGTAATCCCCTTCTTTTTTTATTTAATTGTAAATATTTACTATGTTGAATCACGAAGACTCGAACGCCGAAATCTATCGTAGACAAATTTTAGCCCTAGAGGACACTATAAAGTTATTGAAGAGAAACCTTTTAGAAGAAAGTAAATTGAAATACGATGCATACAAACGCATCGGTGAATTAACTTCTACTAAATCTTTGTCGAATCAAAACTAAAGTTCCTAAAGGCCGCTTTAATTTCGTTTATTGTTTGAGGGGCACCAAATGCCGCATTTGGATCGCCTTGGAACTTCATCTTGTGAAAATCCTGACGTTTGTAATATAAATCTTCAGCAAGTTCACCTAACGGTGCACCACCACGTGGATAGTCTCTACTTAAACCAATGCCTTGTTCATCTGATGTTTGAAACACTTCTGCTTCATATGCTCTCATTTGCACCAAAGTATCTTGCGTTTCCATATCACCGCCTGGCTCGCTTGGTGCCATAGTCCAACCTTTCATTAAGTAAGGTACTACTTCAAATTTTTCTTCATTGATTGCTCTTAATACATTACTGTTTAAGAATCTCTCAGGTCCAATGTGATGTGCAAAACTAGCAACTGCTAATCTTTGGTTATTGCTTAACGGTGTCTTAACTGCACTCTTAACACTTTCATAGGACTTGTTCATGTCTCCAATAAAACCTACAGTTTCTCCTATAGGACCTAAGCCATTTGAAAAATCAACTATTTGAAAACCGTTAGCATCTTCAAATATAAAACCTCCAGCATCTTGTATTACTGAGATACCTTGTGCCTGTAATGCATCAGTAAATCCTTGGACATCAGAGATAATACCGTTTATATCTGCAAATTGAGATTTAATACTGTTTATATCTCCCATTAATTCTTGTACTTGTCCTTCTAACAGATCAACTGGTATACCTGCTTCTAATGCAAATGCTCTCAACCTTGCTTCTATCTCTGTTAAATTTTTAGCCATGCCTATAACTTTTTCTAATTCAGGATTACTAACTGCAAATCTCACAGGTGGCAACATTGCTTTGAATGCCGCTGTCATATCATTTAATCCTGTGATTTGTAGAAGTTGGTCTTTGGCCATTTCTTTGAATTCATTATATACTGCGGCCAGTCCTGCAAAGGTAGGAATACTGTTTAACAATGCATTACCTGCTCCTGCTATTTGATTTGCCGCACTCATTGCTTGATCAGCGGCTCCAGTGATACTGTTCTGTAAGTCTGTTACAGTTTTGCCTGCAGAATCTACTGCACCAACTGCAACCTGTGTGCCACTTGGTGTTTGCACATCACTGCCTTTGCCTGTGCCAGGATCAACAGTGCCCTCACCTTGTGTGGCATTTTCCACTTTTTCATAAGCGGCTTTTACTGCTTCATTTTGTGTGTCTATTGCTATATCACTAGGCACCAATTGATTTTTTTCTGGGTCGTAATTATAATGCATGTCTGGCTCAGGACCAGGTAGCCTTGTTAGTGTGGTCATTATTTCATGCACTATACCTGTGCGTTTACCACCAGTTGTTAAAGGTGCATCTGAATCTCTATCAAATTCTGCGGCATCTTCTGGTGCTAATTTCTTTTTGCCTTTTGCTGTTTCTGCGGCTGGTCTTGCATATGGAGGTACTGGTGGTGTAGGTGTACTTGCAAAACTATTCAAGTTCATAACCAGTGCATCAGCATTAAACGCCAAGCCACCAAACATATTAATAGCGGATGTAATTACATCAAATCCTATACCTGTTAGCATTGTTACTCGCCCTGCAGGACAAACTACTTCAAAGTTACCTGTTCCAGTAGACATGGAGTTTGCACCTGTGGTTACCAATGTAGAGCCACCGCTGTTGATATTGACATCGCCGGTACTTGCTGTTAGGTATGAGTTTCTGCTTGAATTAAAATGCATGTCACTAGCAGAATCTAGTTTAATTTCGCCGCCTGTGCCTAATGGTCCTGTGATATCACCTGCTATGCCTTGTATGACAGCACCACCTGGTGCTCTCTGCCCGCCAATGTTATCGCCTAGTGCTGTTACATGTACGTTTTGACCTGCTTCTAAATTAAGATTGTATTCTGCACGTAAGTTTAGATCGCCCATGGAACGTATATTAATACTGTTCTCACCAAAAATATCAATTTGACCATTGGCTTTGAATTCCATTTTTGCAGAACCTTTTTGGTTAATTAAAAATATGGAACCGGTTGTGTCATCAAGTAAAATTTGGGCACCGCCACCTGTACGTAGCCTAATCAATTTACTTTTTGGATGGTCGTCCATTATAAATTGGTGACCACTGCCTCTTACATTTCCTTTCTTACCACCCTTGTTTAATGCACCTGGTGTTAAAATACCATAAACATCACTTGGAGCCTCACGTCTAGAACCTGAACTACCAAATCCTCTAATTGGGTCTAATGCTAATCCTTGTTTTACTACTGCTTCTGATAAATCAAATTCGATTGGGCGTGGTCTGTCGTTAGTTGTGGGCTTACCTTCTTTTGGACTTATCTCTGTGGAAGGCAGAGTAACAGCACTGTCTTGGTATGTTGTTACACTTGGTTGCCCTGGAATGCTGTTTGAAAATTTACCAGGAAAGATACAGGACAATATTAATCCAAATTTAGAGTCGCCGTCACCAAAAGCCACAACAACATGATTGCCTATATCTGGTGGTTGCATCCATAACCCGTATGCTTGTACAGCACCTTCTGGATCTTCAATATCGTCACTTAAATTTTTATATGGTGTTGTGCCTGCAAACGGAGAGCACCACATGCATTGTACAATTTGAGAACTTCTGCCTTGTGTAGCAGGAATTCTCACAGCAATAGCATGTTCAAATGCTTCGTCTAGGTTATCCTCTATCACACCCAAAGAAATATTTTTAGGTACGCCAAGACGCTCTCTGAAATCTTTAATGTTAGCGATTTCATTAATGTCTCTATTTTGTGTTCTTGTATCTACCATATCATTTAATACTAAGGAACAGTATTACCTCCTATTGGATTAACACCGTCTACAAATCCTGCTGGATCTCTGCTGTTTATGCCTTCCGATTCTGTATCTGTAGATTCTTCAACTTCTTCTACTTCTGTTTTAGTTTTCTTTAACAATGCTGAACCTATTATTCTATTTGCTGTAACTTGTGATGTAAACACACCGCCCGAAAAATTATTTACACATGAGATAAATCTATAAAGTCCACTAAATGTTCTAGATTCACCGTCGTATTTCCAATAACCTGAATTTGCGTCTTCATCTCTCCAATCAGGATCAAATTTTTCTGGAGCCTTGATTCTCAAAAAGAAATGATTATCATTGTGGTACCAGTCTGCACTTTCTTCATCACTTACTGTTAATCCAGGGGCACCTAAATACCAAGGATCTCCACGCAGTTCTAAATCAACTCTCAACAAGAATGATCTATCCTGCATGTGTTGTTCAACAAGATTACCAAACAACGTATTTCTCACACTGTTAGATTTATATGTACTTTCTTTTACAGGGTTTGAAGATACATTAGTACTCTTTGTTTGTGGATCTTTCATTGCATCAGATACTTCAACTTTGGTGTACCCAAGCTCAGATAATTGGTCTCCTGTTAAAGTACTTTCGGATGCCAATATTAAATCCGTACTATATATGTATGGTGATTCGCCTGGTTCGTATGGAGTTACTGGTGTGACATTAATAACTTCGTCATAGCCCAAAGAACCTGCAAGGTCAGACACTGTGCTACTGTCTATGCCACCAAGTAAATCATCTAATGCATCGTCGTCACCTTGTTCTAGAATAGCAGTAACTTCTGCTAAGTCTGTTCCTGTAAGTGCTGACAACTGGCCAATTGCTGTGTCTACTGCTGAAATACCTTCTGATATTTTACTCTTTATATCATTAAAGAAAGACTTGATCGAATCTAAATCATTTTCTTTTTTGACTTCTTGTTCTTTTTGTACTTCTGATTCTACATCAGTAGATTGTTCTTTTGGAATGGTTGTGCTTAATTTATTTGATTCTGCAACAGAAAAACTTCCAACTGCTCCACCACCCGGTGCTAATAGCAGTGCAACACCTGCATCATATTTAATATCTAAATTTAATATTTGGTCATTCAACCCTGTAAAAATATAATTGTATGATTTTTTTACACCACCGTTTGCAATAATTTGTTCTAGTCTAGATTGTCCTGTATCTGCATCTAACTCTTGCTCATCTTCTTTTACAGCAATATCAGTACGAGATGATTTATATAATACTGGCGTGTATACATATTTGTATGCATAGGTATTTCTTTTAGCGTCAAAGTCAACTGTTTCAACTTTTGCATTAAGTCTATACCAACTTACATATCCTTGCTCTGGTTTAGATTCAGAACTGGCATCTTCTATATCATCTCTTCTGGTAATCTTTGTATAAAATTCATCATTCATGCTTAGGATTGTTGCAAAAAAAGCATCGAATGTTGTGCCTTTAGGGAAAGTAATTTTATCACCTTCTATTATTTTTTCAGGTGAGCCGTCGTTTTCAATTTGTCCTTTTGCAGTAATTGCCGCGTCACGTTCAATTGCATCTGCAGTACTAGCAAGTTCGTTCATTTGCCTATTCATTCGTTCTGCATCTTGTGTGTCAGCAGTTAAAAGATTTTCATCTTTTATAGTCATGAAGTCATCTGGTGCTTCAGGGTCAGCAATTAATTTAGATGTATCAAAATCATATACATCTGGAACTCCGCTGTCTGCTAAATTTGTATAATACTCGTTTAGAGCTTCTTGTAAAACATCTACATGGTCTGAAATTGTTTTACCACTAGTGGATATTTCTACTGGCATTTTATAGACTGAGCGTCTAAATGCAAAACTTTGTAGAGATGCACATACAAATTCGTATGTACTTCCAGTTTCATCAATTGCAACATCAAAGTTTCTCAATGCTAGTTTATATCTATAAGGACCAGCAATCGCTAGTGCTTCGCCTCCCTCATCTTCTACTTGACCTCCTGCAGATAATTCAGGACCTGTATAGCCTTGGAATCTGATTTCTAAAAACAATGGTGGATTTACATTTGGTTTCAATCCCAAGTAATGCATACCTAATTTCATTTCATCTATAAATGTTGCAGAGCCAGGTTGTTTAATTTGGAAATTTACCCTAGTTGCATTGGGTCCGTTAGCATTACTGAGAGTAACAATTTGGAGGTTGTCTATTTGATTACCACCAGTTACACCTGTTTGGGCCAGTATAACCATGTCTCCTGGATTTTCAGGTGCCAAAGAAGGATCAGGACTTGACATCTCATCTTTTGCGCCTTTGGTTAGGTTATCATTCATCATGTATAGACGAATGTTATATGTTGGGCTCGAATAAGTATCTAGCACGTTGCCAAAAACTTCGCCTACATAGGGATCATTGATTCTTGGTACAACTGCTCTATCTCCGAGGAATCTAGACATGTTTATTTACTCAGTGCATTTACAGAGCTTTTTGAGGGTAAAATTATTTTTGTTCCAGCCTTGAAGTCTCTGATTGGGTCTTTCAGTATGTCAGGATTTCTCAGTGAGAACACCCACCATAATCGTGTGTTATCATATATGGCGTATGCCAATAGATCTGGGCGTTCGTCGTACAACGGAGAAATCACATAACTCTCATCTTTAAGAGTGGCTTTCATTTTAGGCAAGTCATTTAATCCTAAGAATTTATTATCTATAAGATCGTCGTTGCGAATAAAACTGTCGCCCCTATAAACTTGCTTGTTGTCTACTGTCTTAGCCATTAAATAAATCCTGGTAGTGTGCCATTGGCTACATTATTAATACTGAAGTTCCTTCTCACTCTGTGTGGTGTGTATGCAGTAGTTAAGTTAAGCATGATGTTTGAACGAGTTGGTACGTAAGTAACCTTGTCACCAAATGTTACTGGTACATAGTCAACATCATCAGGATATTGAATTGTAAAGTTTGAAATAACTACTGGTATTTTATTAAATCCGTATTCACCTAAATATTCAAATAACATTACAGGCGGTGGTGTTCCATAGTCGTTGTCTATTACTGCTTGATCGCCGTAATATCCTTTTGTTGCCATTTTGATGAATGTAAAAACTGCTAATAGATATCTTGCTTCATAATTATCTGTTGCAAAGAAATCAGCGGCAATTGGTAATTCGGGCGGAATACTTTTACTAAAAGTCTGTATTGGATAGTTTTGTCCTTGTCCTTGATGACTATCATATTCTGCAGTACCTGATAGGAAAATCTGTGGAGTTGTTTGCCATACCATACCGCCTGACTGTTCTATAGGCTCCATTAAATATCGATCTGCACCTAATTGATTATAGAATCGATCCATACCTCCCTTTTTAGGACGTAACCTTGCTCGCCAGTCATAATTTTCCATGTGCGGTTGTCCAGTAGCATTTGGTAATGCATCTGAACTTGCAACATCTATTTGACTTTTCTTTTCTGCTACTGACTGAGCAATCTTGTTTTTGATCATGTTGTCAAAAACTGTGCTACCAAAGTTGCCTTGTGTACCACCAAAACCAGGAAAAACTTTACCCAAAAGACCACCAGCAATATCACCAAGGATAGGATTTTTGTCTTTTAATTTGTCTAAGCCTTTAGACGCGGCTTGATTTAAGACACTATCGATAGCACTAGTAGTTGCTGGAAAATTTTGTATATCGTTATCGTCCATGGTTTCTCCTATAGTTGTATTTATCGAATTAGTTAAAACTAGTTTTAATAACCAGAATCCTTGTAAAATAGGTTGACATACTGGTATATATATTATATACTTGTGTATTAAATTAATCTATTATAGGAGACTCAATGGCAGTCGCAAAGAAAACAAATTACCTGAACAATAAAGATATTCTCAAAGAAATACACAAAAGCAAAATGAGTTTTTGTTGGTTGCATGACGAACAACACAGCATCTATGATATCATTTTAGATGATGTTAGCGAAATTGACGATAACACATTGTTAGCCGCCAAAGAAAATCAATCATCTAGGTTACAGTCTGAAGCCTATGCTGTGGCAATGAGTACGCATGACAAAAAGAATTATCGCAACAAGCCAAAGCAAAAAGATTTTGCAGTCGATGTTGACACCATTGGTGACGATGAAGTGGTATTCCGTGTTATGACGTATGAACATATTCCTTTAGAAGAAGGACGCAAAAAGAATCCTAAGACCGTAGCAGATACAAAAGCAAAAGTCAACTTTCCACCATTCAAGCATTATGCGTATGTAGGTAAGCAACTTAAAGAAGTAGCAAGAAGCCACTGGAAGGGCGATATTACTACAGGTGAGTTTGATCCTAAACATGGTAAAATTACAAACACACTTGGAACTATGTTTCTCAAACTAGTTGAGAGATATTCGCACAGAGCAAACTGGCGTGGTTATACTTATGTAGACGAAATGCGTGGACAAGCATTGGTCCAACTAAGCCAAGTAGGCCTACAGTTTAATGAAGCAAAATCAGATAACCCTTTTGCTTATTATACAGCCGCCGTAAACAACAGTTTCACAAGAGTACTTAACTTGGAAAAACGTAACCAGACAATCAGAGATGATATTTT